ATCCACAGCTTGGCGGATCTGAATCAGCATCTGCTCCAGAGAAGTCTGGCTCAGATTAGCGGCGGTAGACAACTGGTTGCTGAACGTGCCGTTCACGATGGGATGGGATGTGTTAATCAAAGACACGCCATCGCCGCCGGGGTAGGCGCTGTTGAAAGCACGATTGATGATGTTCGCGCACAGAGTCTCTTTGGTCTCGATGAGAGACTGAGCCAAGTGACGAGCATAAACCTGACCGATGCGGATGTGGTCGCCATCTTCAACCAACACTTTGGTCAACGCGAAGGCCAAGCCATACACGTTGTACACATAGCGTTGCAAGAAGAGTACGCCGCCCTGCTGGTACGAAACAGGAGTTCCGTCAGGCAGTTGAGGCGCTGCGCCAAATCCATAAAGGACAGGCTCTTCGTGGTAGTTGCGGGGAATACCGTCTTGCTCACGGAAAACCCGTGACCATTCGTCGGTACGTTGATCATAGACTCCATCGAAGCACTCGTTCATAATTGGTTCAACGATGCTTCTAAAGTCCGTACTGCGCATTGGTGCTGCCATGATTGGACTCCTTAAATGGCGTTAATGGTTGCGACGTATTGGCTGCGAGAGACTTGTACTTGCACAACTGTGTAAGCATCGCCCCAAGCGTTGTCAACGCCGTTTGAAAGACCGATGATACGCATATCACCGACCGCGCTCGAACCCGCCAAAGTAGTGGAGATCGTGCATTGCGACAAGCCCGTGGTCGTAGAACCAGCGGAGATGTTGCTAAAGTTTGCTTGATCGCCAATTGAGGTTTGAGCCAAACTACCGTCTGCTTGAATGTCGTAAACGATATTTGGGTCAGAGTAGTAGTAAGTCACTTGAGAGCCAGTTTGGTAGGAGGTGTTAGCCACCCACTGATTGCTGACCAAACGACGGCCAGTAACATCGGTGTACTCATGACCAGCAAAAGCGCCTTGGTAGGCGCTGCCAGCAGTAGCAGCAATGATGTTTCCAGACGTATTAAGGGCAACAGGTTGACCCTTCAGAATTCCGGTTGAATAACCAGAAGCAATACCGTTAGCGAGAGCCACAGCGCGATCCAGACCCGATGGGTGGAACGAAGGACGCAAGCCGAACGGAGCATTTGTCGCTGACATATGAAACTCCTTTTGTTAAGTCCTCATCCGTAAAATACGGGTGTTTGGACGGTTCGGTTCAAATTGCCAAAGCCTTCACCTTCAACACTTCCCAGACTCTTGCCTGAGCTATCGCGGTTTCCTTGAAGCTGCTCAATTTGGACTTGGACTTTGTCCGCCTCCTCCATGGGTGCCTCATGGTGCATTTGAATCATGACCTCTTGATAAACGTCCATTGGAAGTTTATACAGACGCATTTCATTGCACGCGATAAAACCTATGTCTTCTCCAGCCTTTACGCGGTAATTGTCGAATCCGGGTAACTCATCCGCTCTCACGGGAACATACCCTAATCGCATCCGCTTGTCGATGCTGTCGTAGCCATTGGTAGTTGATAACCAGCAAAGATGCCATCCCGGAATATCCGGAACCTTCGGCAGCGCACTTTGTGTCCATTCATCGCTCCACATCTTGCGACGTTCCTGCGTAGAAATGAACTTCTCTTCGGGAGCGGCGCGGCTTGCATCTTGTGAAGATCTTTGCTCACGGCCACCAGCGTTGAGAGTTTTTTTAAGACGAGAATCCATAATGTTTAGCTCCTATTGTTTCGTGCTGCTTCTGCATACCGTTTGATCATCTTCGCGCGTTTTTGTGCGTCATCCCACATACCAGCGTCTTTCATTGCGCGAACCTGTTCGGGTTCAAGAACAAAAGAATTGCCGCTACCACGAGGTGACGACTCACGAGAAGAGCCGGTCACTAAACTTTTAGGTCTCCTTCTGGATTGTTCATCATGACGATCATTATACTTATGAGGGAGCCGCCTTTGCAAGCGGCTGTCAAGCTCCTCCCAATACTCGTTCGTGGCGGGGTCATACCCCTCCTGAACCAATCGGTTGTCGATCACTTTGGCGATCTGGGAGTCCTCATCCTTGCCGTCTGGGTCGTACCAGCCGTTGTTTTCCATCCAGCTATTTGCCAGACGTTGTAACTTGGGGTTAACCGCCCCAGCCTCAGATCCGCTCTCGGCAGCCCGCGACTTGAAGTTTTGCATGGATTCCAGCTTGCGCTTGGAGTCGTACCAAAGCTCCTGCGCCCTAGCAAAAGAGGTGCCGTCAGCGTTGTCCGTAGCCTCTTTGAGCTTGGCCGTGGCGTATTGCAGGCGTAGCTGCTCATCCTCAATTGCCTTGTCAAATCGGGCCAAGTCGGCACCTGATTGTTTGCGCTCCAGCACGGATAGGCGCTCCACAAGCTGCTGGTTCTGGCGTTCCAGTAGCGTCAGCTTGGCGTCCTTCTCAACGTGGGTTTGTTTGATGTACTCCTTCTTGGCTCGGCGTCGGTTGCGACGGGCCTCTCGGATTGCATTGGTGTCACCCGGTTGATCGTTGTCGCCGTCATCGGAGGCGGAGATTTCACCGCCCTCGTTGTGGGGCGACTCAATGTGATCGGGTAGCTCTACCGTGGCAGAGCCGTCTTGTTCTTCAACGACTGCGATGTCGTCAATGTCTTCTTTGGTTTCTTTGTTCATTAGATAAACGCTTTCATAGCAAGTGGGTCACCAGTTAGCTTTGCGATCACCTCGTGATCGTTTAGCACCATGAATAAAGCTGGGTCTTCGTGGTCATCAGCGCCCGGAATAGGCACCTCCCAACGATCTCCGCCCCATTTGGGTACGCGGATGTATTCGCCAACCTCAATCCACGACCCTTCGGGCCACGGTTGCATGGTGTCGCGGTGTTTGAACGCCAGTGGGCCGATCTCTATGACCTTTGCCACCATGTTCTGCCACTTTTCGGTTTCTTTGGTTTCTTCAACCAATATGATTCCCGCGCTAGTTGTCTTCTGCTTTGCACGACGGAGTTGCACCAAGATGCGTCCGCCAAGGGGTTTTGCGCCGGGGTCTACGCTCGGAAAAGCCCAAGCTACGTCAGCTTCGTTAAAAGCTACCGGGTCATTCATTTTCATCTGTTTCTTTCATTAAGTCGTTAAGGATGTCAAGGGATTCTTGCAATCCAAAATAATGCCCAACCATGCGTTGATAAGTCTCCCAGTTCGCCGCATTTCCAGCAGCAAGGGACGCAGCTATTGCTACCTGCTTAGACTTAATCCCGCCGATCAGATCGCCAAGGGTTTTCATTTTTTCTTAGCCTGTGATAAGCCTCCTGACTGTTTGGTTGGTGCAGAACCCTTCATGCTCTGGCCGTCGAGCTTCTCGCCCATAGCCATGCGCTTGTGCTGGGGAACCTGCACACTCTTTTGCTCTTGATCACTGGTTGCCATAAGGTACTCCTTGGGTTTGTACAGCTTGGTTCTGCTCAAAATTGAGCTTTGCCGCATCTCGCGTTAAGCGTGCTGTCTCGATGCGTTGTTTGGTCTCTTGGTCGCCCTCGGCGATGGCAAGGCGTAGCTGCAAGTCTTCCATGTCCAACTGGCGCTGCTGCTCCAGCTTCCTCATGTCCATCTCGACCTTGGCCTGCAACTCCTTCTCCTTGAGTCCCATCTCCGCTTGGTCGCGCTGGGTGCGGCGCTGCGTCTCGGCCATGCTGGTGTCCAGCAACACCTTGGTGTCTGGTGCCATCGGGGGCTGGGGCTGGGACTGCTGCAACTGCTGCATCATCTGCTGGATCATCGGCATGACCTTTTGCAATGCCTCGTCGCTGTCCATGCGAACGTGCTGCGATACCGCCGAGAACAGCTTGTCGATCTTGGCTGGCTGCTTTGCCATCTCGTAGTCTTCCGTAGCGCCTTCCATCGACATATCCACATAGCCGTTCATGCGGTTCAAGTACCACAAGGTCAAGTGCTGCTTGATGTGATCCATTGCCCGTGGCAGGTAGGTAGGCGCAATGGCGGGGTTTGCACCCAGCGCAGGGTTGGTAGCGAAGTCCAAGATGACTTGGATGTGGGCAAGGTGATCCTGCTCGATGTAGGCGTAGGCCGCTTGGCCCATAGCCATCGCCACGTTCTCGTTGGCGGCGTCAATCTTGACCGGCGCAGGCGTATCGACCATCAATTCGTTGATGCCGGGCACCTTGATCTGCTTTAGGAAGCGCTCAATGACCACTTTCTTGTTAAATAGCTCAGGATTCTTCTCCATCATCGTCATCACAGCCTGAGTTTGGGCCATGCGCTGCGTTTCAGAGAAGATGTGCGGGTCAGAGACGGGGATAACGTCCGTCACACGAGAAAAGTCCTCGCGGGTGACCTCCAGATCCTCTACCACCTCGCCACGGCGCATATCGTCCAAGTACCAACGGTTGATGCGGCTCAAAACCTTTAACACACGGCCCTGAGACTCGTGCAAACGTGCGTGGATGGCCGAAAACACCGCTGCACCCTGCTCAATGAGCGCCTGAGTGGTGCCCACAGGTGCGTTGGCGTTCACATCAGCAATCTTTTCCTCTGCCGTGGTCACCACGCCCTTGGCTGCGCCCGTCAGCCAGCCCAAAAGCTGGAACAGGACGGGGCTGGGCGGGTTAAATGGCATTGGCATCGCCAGTTTGCGCACATCGTCCACGCCCGGAGCGCCTTCAATCTCCACCACTTGCGTGACTTCAACCTCTTGCGACTGTCCAGAGACCTTGCCGCCCTTCAATTTGAGCAACGTGGCCGCATTGTTGATGTGGGCAGAGTCCAGCAAGGCCCGTAGAGCGCCTGTAAGGGCCGCAGATAGCCCTCCAATGAGTTGGGGCAGGCCCACGGCATAGGCACCACGCCACGGAATAAATTTGAACTCGATAACCCAGTCCAATTTGGTCATCGTGTCGTCGCCTTCTTCCCAGTTGCGGTACAAGCCAATGACTTCGGACGACAAATCGTCGATCATCAGGATGTAGGGAGCCGATTCGCCGCCAGAGAACTTGTCGTCGTCCAGTTCCAGCCATGTGTAGATGTGATACACGCGGCGTAGGCCGTCTTCGTTGTTGTCAATGGACTTGCCTTCGATCTTGTTGGTTGCCTTTTGTGAGGCGGTCATCTCAGGATCCATCGTTGAGCGGGAAAACGGCGTGTCGCGGTACATCCCAGAGGCGATGCGGCGCTTGTATTCCCAGTCGGAGATGTCATCGACCTCGGTCACGCGCTGTGCGGTGTAGAAGTTGCCCGCTGCGTAGGGCAAAAGCACGTTGTCGATTGGCAGGAACTGGGCGCAGGGGCGCTTCTTTTTCTCGTCGTACCACAGCTTGATGTACTGAGAGCCGCCAAGCGGTAGCTGGGTGAGCATCTGCTCCTGCTCGTCGCGGAATTCCTCGATCTGCTCAGTCAACTGCCAGTTCATGTACTCTGATTTGCGCTCGGCCACGGCGGTTTTTTCGTCCGTGACGTCACCCAATATCTTGGTGCGGGTCGGGCCATCAGGTGGGAACATCTCTTTGATGGCGCGGGAGGCAAAGTCGATGCAAGCCTCAGCCATCACCGGATGAACGACCTTTGAAGCGCCGTTGAAATTGGCTCCGCCGGGGGCGTCATTGCCCATGCCAGTGCGTTTGATGCCCTCTTCGTACTGCTTGTCGCGCTGCTTGCGGGCTTCCTTGTCCTTCTCCACCAGCTCTATGTAGCGCAGGGCCAGCGTGTCGATGTCCATCGTGTTGAAGTCGTCGCTGTCGGCCAAGTTCTCGTAAAAGTCTTCGTCCTCGCGTGGCCCCTTGGTGGTCATGTGGACGACGACAGAGCCGTCAGGAAGCTCCTCTAGCTCAGAGTCGTCAAGTTGCGGCATCTCCACCTCTACGCCAGTCTCTTCGTCTGGAGGCTCACCGCCTACAAAGCGGTTGTACTCAGGGTCAATGGGGAACTGTGTTGCCATGTCGTTTTACCTTTTTAGTCTTGCAGTGGGTAAGGCCACCTTCCATTGTCACTTCGCCGCCCTCTTTGCGCTGAAGACCTGTCTGCCTTACATCGGGCATTCCTTCTTTGCGATACCACGGGAGCAAATCACCCTCACCAGTTTCAATTTGGCGCAGCACTTCGGCGCGGACATTTGCCGGGTTGGGTTGAATGCCTTTTTTGTTCAGGGTGTAAGCAACTTGCTTCTCCAGCAAATCAAGGGCGTCACCCCGTGGTGAGCGCAGGCCCGTTAACTCTCCGCCGCCAAACCATCGGCCAGCTTGCGCCATGCCGCCGGGGATTCCCAGATCCCCTGCAATGCCAAGCAAGCCCTGTTCGCCAGCGTTGTACTCGGTGTTGCCAAATCCGCCCTGCTCATTAAAGTACGGGTGAAACCTGCTGCCTTGCGTTTGGCCTCCAGCCTCATGAACGTCAAGCACCACCGAGTTGGCAAAGTCGCCAGCCTTTTGTGAACCATATGTTGGGATCTTGTAATTGGTTGGGATGTTGGCCTTGCTCATCTCGCGCAAGTCCTGCCCGCCCTCAATTACTTTTGCCACGCCCTCACGATGAAGCGGCATCAAAGGCAAGCTAATGCCAAACTTTTCTTTGTACACGGCCTTCTCGCGGGCCACGTTCTCTTCGGTCAATGGTATGCCTCTAGCGTTCATGTCGCGCATGAATTGCCCTACGGCCATCTCGTTCATTATGGAATTGCGGGCAGACGCTGGCGCAAGCGAGTGAATCCATCTGTCAAACTTTTCGGCAGGCATACCCGCCTCTAGCACCGCTTGTTTCACAGGGTATAGCGAGGCGTAGAAAGTCTCACCGCCAAGCGGCAGGCCACGCTTAATTTGCTTTTCAATGAGGGCGCGATTCTCCGGGTCAGCGTACAACTCATCAACATGAGATGTGCTGGCGCGTGTGGGTATATCCCTTGGAAAAGCAGTCTGCTCTACGCCGGGGAAGCCTTCAAGCGCGTCCTTGATGGACGAGCGGTCAAATGCTTGCAATTCAGGCGCAGGGGGAGTCCAAGGCTCAGTAGGCTGGTCAAGGAACTCGTTGGCCTTGCGCTTGCGTTCTGCCACCACCTCGGCGGTGTTTTGCATCTTGTTGACATTGGTCTTTGAGTAAGGCGTTTTTACCAATGGGCCGTATGTCTTCTCCAGCTCTGGCTTTTGCACACGCTCCCATTCCAGTTTGCTAGTGGCTTGCTTTGTGGCTTTCTTCAGCACATCTTCTTCGCTCAACTTGGGATTGTCTGCGGCAATCTTTGCTACAAACTTTTCAATCGTTGAGTTAAGCACCTTGGGACTGTACGCCGCCTTCGCAGCTTTTGCCACCTTAGCCATAGCGCCACCACCAGCCATATGCACTTCAGGCTTGTCGGTGCGTAGTAGGTTGTTCAGGGCGTTCTTGAGGCCAACGCTGCCACCACCGGCCATGCTTTCTGCTGGCGGTAACGGCGTCTCATCTTTGGGATACAACTGATCCATCAAGAAGTCACTCTCGTGGCCTTGATACTCATTCTCGGTTAAGTACCGTGGCACATCAGCGCCCTTTTTCTTTAAGTACTCTTCAATTTTTGGAGTCTTTTTAATGTCTCGTAGACCAGTGTTCTTTAAGTCACCAATGCGAGACCAATCGCCACTCTTTACAAAGTCCTGCACAAATGGCAGGTACTCTTCTTTGGGTGCGCGATTCTGTTTGCCTTTGATTTGAATAATATCTTCGGGTGGCGCAACAAATCTATCTGGATAAAAATGCTGCATCCACTCTGCCGCTCCGGGTCTTCCTCCATGAGTTGAAATGCCCTCAACCATGTGTTGTTTATAAATTGGCTTAATGTCTTCCGGGATATCAAAAGGCGTATAGGCTCCGGGTCTTGTCTCAACAGTCACATGAGGCTCACCCTTGGAATCACGCAAGCTGTAGATGCGGCTGCGGCCTTGCACCACATCAGGGCAGTAGCCACCAACGCAGTGGCCCATTGTGTCGCCTTCGTACTTGAGGGCGTCCTCAAGCGCCTTGTAACGCGGGTCAGAAGAATCTCCAACTTGACCCGGTCTTCCGCCATTGGGGTTGATTAAGTTGTTGCCTTCAGCGCTCCATCCTTCTGGCAGGTCTTTGGGCGCAGTCAACTCTACCCACTTGTAGCCCTCTGGATACTCCTTGTGGACAGGCATACCCTCGGTCTGCTTGATGGCGGCTTCCTGCATCTTCTTTGCCATCTCTTGGTCGTACTCGTAGGTGCGGCGCACTGCCTGCTCCATGCTGACCTTGTTCAGTTGCTCAGGGCGGATGCGGCCTTCAGCTACGTCTTGCTTGAGGACATCAACGATGTGGTCAAAGCCAAGGTCGCCAGTGAATGACGAGTACACCTGAGTCTCTGGCGCAACCTTAGAGATCCACGGGTTCTCTTGCCCAAGAGCGATGTAAGAACTCATCATCGGATCATGAGTTGCCGCATACGCTACTTCGGCTTGTAAAAAGTCTTGATCTCCAACGGCTCTGGCTTTTAAATCAAATGGAGTTCCACGGGCAACGATATTTGCCTCCTCATCAGAAATTCCTTTTGATTTCAAATGATCAATAAACTTATGGTACAGCGCGTCTCGCAAAGCAATCATCTTGCGCTCCGCCTCATCGCGCTTGGTAAACTTCTCCGGCATTCCCTGAATGTCCCCAGCACGGTGCGAGGGAATAGAAGAATCAGAAACGTACTCCCAAGCCTTTGCTAATGGGGATTGAGCCATGCCCTCTTCTGGGAAGCCAGCCTCCCTGCGTTGATCCATTATTGGCTTGTCGGCAAAAACTTGATCTTCACGCAGGAGATCAGCCTTGTGCGTAATTCCCTGCTCGGCCAGCGCACGGACTGGATCATCAGGCGTGCCCATCTGCTTCTTGATGTAGTTAGACAGGTTGCCGTCAACCCACTTGTTAAGAGCGGCATTTGCGGCCATGGCTCTAATGCCTTCAGGCGTGTCGGCCTCTTGCGCGTACCTTCCGCCTGCCATCAATGCCTCATCCCTGTGCGTTGGGCCTCTTGACCTCAATGGCGCTACGTCCTTCTCAACCCGTCCACCCAACCAGTTGCCGCCAGTCTCTTTGATGACGTTCAAGCCACCCATTGGCTGGTCAGCAAACCTCATGCGGCCAGCAGCAGGCACCAACTCCTCCGCAGCGCGTGCAGCCTTTGCTGCCTTGCCTAGCTTGGACAGCAAACCACCACCGGCCATGCGTGGCTCTACCTTTGTTGGCTCAAACATGATACCCATCGGCTTGGTGGCGTTTGGGTTAATCATGCCCTCGTAGCCGTACTCTTTGACCAAACGCTCGTAGTCGTTGGCCTCTTGCATGGGGTAAGTGACGCCTGCGTTAACCCGTGCGGTAAATGGCGTGCGGTTGGCCTCGCGGGCCAGCAACCTAAAGTCCAGCGGGTCTTGGGTAATGTCGTACAGGCTTGACGACTCTCCACGGTAACGGTTGCCACCAAGGCCAGCTTCGGGCGCAACAGTACCCGGCTCACCGAGGTAGAAGTACGAGCGGTCGCGCACGCCACCCTCAAGGTCACGCAGGCGTCCGGCTTCCGCACCCTTGATGCCTGTGCCGTACCTTGTGGGGTCTATCAATTGCAGGTTGGGTTCGTTGCTGTAGTGGGTCAGTACCGATCCGGTCTCGGTTCCCTTAGTTGGCAGGTTTGCAGCTTTCAGGTACGAAGGCATTCCGCCAGCGAACTGGGGATTCATAAACTCAGGCGGCAGCAGCACGGCCCTGTTAGGAGCAAACTCCAACCCGGAGTAGGCTTGACGCTTGAGGTCTTCAATTTCTTTTACAAGCGCTTTGTCGCCACGCCTGCGGGCTTCGTTACTCATGCCCTCATACTCGGCAATAGTTTTCTTGAGCTTAGCATTGAGCGGGCTGTAGTTGACTACCGAGTTCTGTCCACGGGTCTCAGCAGTCATCGCCATACGCGCAAGGGGCGAGTACATTTGCTGGTGAACGGCCCATGCCATCTCTTCACCCTTAGGGCCAAACTCGTTGCCGTAAATGGCGTGGCCCAACAGGTCATGGACAGCGCGAAACTTCTCGTTCTCGTTCAAGCCAGTTTGCGGATCTACGTTGTGCAAGAAGTCGTGCTTGTCGCCACCCTGATAAACGTACAGGTGCCTGTTCCCATGCACATCAGCGGCCATGTCCTTGGCCCCGTTGTAATTGCCCTCACCAGCGCGGTGGTACGAGAAGTTGTACGGCAGTCTCTTAAACTGATCATCAGTCTCCTTTGCCATCTGACGGTAAGCCTTCTCCATCAGGTCGTCGTAATTCTTTGCGCCGATCTGCTCCATCAGGTCAGGCATCTCACGACTGTAAGCTCCAAAGATTGCAGACTTGTACTCAGGCGATCCTTGGACAGCCAGATCAAAAGTACGAGCAATGCCTGACTGCTTTGCCAACGAACTACTTGGAGTTTTTGGCACACCGAAGTCAACCCCTTGGGTATCTTGCGTGTATTTCTTTGCAATATTCAGTGGTTGATTTGCAACTGGGTCAGCAATTATTCGACCCACTTCCTCTGGCGATAAGAGTTGCGGAACTTTGCGTCCAGTTGGTTCTGCTCCTCCTGCGACAGCGGGGGTGGCTCGTAACCCATCCGCTTCTTTAGTTCCGCGAGTTGTTGCTGCGTCTTTGCCAAGTGTTGTTGGCTGGACTCGGAAGAATGGGCCTTCTTGTTGTGTTGCATATTTGGTTCCTGCTGTTTCAATTTCCTTTGCCGCCTTTGCTTCCTTACCTGCCAGCAAGGCATCCTTGACGCCCTTAACGCCCCTGACGCCAGCCTTAGCCGCACCATAGCCAGTAAGGCCGAGGCCAAGCGTGTCCAGCACATCCATTGAGTTAGGTACATAGCCCTTGCCAACGCTGCCCAGCAGGTTGCTTGCGCCAGTGCCGCCAGTCAGGTCAGACATCTTCAGGGCGTCCAAGATGTCGGTCGTGGGCACCTTGGCCGTGTTGACGCCAGTAGCCACCCGTGGGTTCGTGGCCGAGCGCTGGAACTCGTAAGGGATCGTGAGGGTGGAGTCTTCCATCCCCTTGCGTAGATCTGGGCCAACAAATGGCACGGCACCGACCACGTTGCCTACCACGCTGCCAACCGATGGGCCAGTGTCAATCAGGCGGTTGAGCTTGTCCAGCCCCGACTTGACCGCCTTGACGCCAAGGTTCATGCGCTCGGTCTTGGGATATGGCTTGTTCTCGTTGTCCTGACGGGGAGCGCCCATGAGCGTGTAGTCGCTGTTCGCCCTGCCGCCACCAGCAAGGTGTACTAAGCCGCCTTGGGCTTCGTTGATGTCAGGCACGCTGGTGTCGTAGGTGCCACGGTTGCCGATGGCGGATTTGATGCGGTTTGGGTCGTACACGCCAAGGTTTTTAGTGCCACGTTCACGGGTGTAAAAAGAATCAAACCCTAAGTCTTTCAAAACATTTTGGAAAACTTCATTCTCAATTCTGGGCCAGTTATTCACATCTGATGGCAATTCATCAACACGTTTTTTGAATAAATGTTGTGAAGTAGACCTTTCAGACGGACTCAAATATGGATCATACAACTCTGAGTCTGGGTTGTGATACATATCAAGGTATGTGTCCTTGACCCGTTGCAAATGTTCTGGATTATCAAAGTCAAATGGGTTTTTCACTTGCACATAAACAGGGTAAGTGGTTGGCGCTTGATGTGTGTCGGTATACCCCATTTGAGAAAAGTTTTTGGTGAACTCTGGTTCAGGGGCAAGGAACACAGCATCGCGCTCATCGGCATAATGCCCAGTCATATGGGACTCGTCGGTTAAGTCTTTTCGCGTTTTAAACTCTTTGATGTTTGGCTCTTTAGAGCCGTGATACATCCTGCGCTTCTCTGCTGACGGGGCAAGGAACTTGGCAAGGTTGGCCTCACGCTCGGCCAGCGGCAACACTTCCTGCACCGCCTTGACCGCAGGCTTGGCAGCCTTGACCACAGCCTTCAGCAATCCACCACCAGCCATGTTCGTACCGCCAGACAAAAGCTGGTCAAGCTGCGCTCGGCGGATGTCGGTCAGTCGTTGGTTCATGGCGGCTTCCTTATACCCTTGTATTTAACCACAGGTTCCCCAAGGGTGATAAGCCGAGGCTGTCATCCCCGCCCAGCGGGCGCATACTGCACCTGCCTAGCGTTCCGTGAAGGCTGCTATTCATTCGGTAAAGGTCTTGTCTCACCATGTTGCCCGTACCTTACCCAGTCCCTAGCAGACAGGCTGGGCGCACGCACGGGGTGAATCGTGGTACGGTCTTTCTTGGGTTCTGCCGATACAAGCAATGCTGACGCGCCCTGACGTTTGGCCGTAAAGACCAAAATGTGTTTCTTGGGTTCAGCCCATACAGGCCATCAGCTAACGCGCCCTGACGGATGCAGGGAAAGACAGACATAAAAAAACCGTTTACTACTGCCCCCTGTAGGAACCCCAAATGGGGGAAGAGGCATGAGTAAACGGTTTCAGTCGGTCGCTTCCTACGGCAACGGAACGGATCGTACCACAGGCGGTTGGTGTTGACAAGTGTTGATCTATGCTGCATAGGGATTACCCTTACGCTGCTTGCCAGAGTCAACGTAGTCGTCCTCGTCCCAGCTATCCTCTGGCGGTGGGTCAATGTCTAGCCAGCCAGCATCCCGCAGGTAGCGCAGGGCTTGGGTGCAGTTGTGAACCAAGATTCCGTTGGCGTAGTAGCAGTGTTCACCCTCCACTGTCAAGTCGAACACATGACGCATGGTATGGGTGTTCGTAACTTGTCTTACCAAGGCGGTGCTTTGATTCGGCGTTTTGGCAAGTGGGGGAGCAGAACTTCTTTCGCTCAGGAACTTTGGCAATGCCGTCAAAACCGCACCAAACGCATTTGTAAGGGGCTGGGTAGTACGACTTAGGCTTTCCCCAAGTCTTTGCCAGAGAGGTCTTTGCGTGTTCTCTGTGCCAATCCCGCCCTTCTTCTGATCGGTGCCAGTCGGCAGCGCTGCCCCGAATCCTGTTGAGATGCGCAAGCTGTTCTGGCCGTTTGCTGCGCTCAGATGCCTCGGCCCTATGCTCATCCCAGTGCTGCTTGTTTGTGACGCAGGCCAAGTTGCCGATGTCGTTGTTGGCCGTGTTGCCGTCAATGTGATGGATTTGCATACCCGCAGGGATTGGCCCGTTGTGGTGCTTCCATACGTCTCGGTGAAGCCGGTTGCCAGCCCTTGCAAAGTAGCGGCGGTGCGCTGGGTTATTGCTCTCAGGGTAACGGTTGTACTTGCGACCGTTGAAGACCACCGACTCAACCACTTTTCCGCTTGATTTGAAAACCATGATGTATCCTTGTAAAGATATATATTATGGACTGATTGACTCAAGCAGTCAACACGCAACCACCCGTCTTGCGTCATTACTTGATGTTCCGCCGTAGCTAGTAAACCGTTGACATTCCAAACTTCCTTGATGCCGTTGTCATGTACAGCCGTAACCTTGCGAAGCCCTGCCGGGGTCATCACCATGTCGCCAACCAAAACATCCTTGATCGCCTTTGTGCCAAAAGCCATTTGCACTTGAGTCAAGCTATCAACACAAGCGTCCACCAAATCATCGTGCGTGCTGTTGGGGAACGAGCAGATCTGGCTTACGAACACCTCGGCCCAATCCTTGACGTAGCCCTTCCTGTTGTCCGACTCAGGTATCCACACCCGCCCACGGGCGATGATGTTGGAGACGATGTTCAGGCGCTGCACCTTGTCCGCCCGTCCGGGGTTGTACGCCCTCACCGGCAAGTGGGCACGCTGCAAGTCTTGGATCAGGCTGATACCAGCGCTCTTGTCCTCAATGAGCAGCAAGTCCACCCGCTTCTTGTCCTTCCCTTCGCCGTAGACTATCTCATACTCCTCGGTCACCTTGGGGCGCAGGTCGGGATACTGGAGCCTGTCCTGCCAGCAGTCGATCACCATCGCGCTCATTGGGCCGTCCAGAGGCTTGAACACGCCGAACGTGATGCAGGCCGTCGGATCGTTCTGCGTCTTCTCCGAGGTCGCCACATCGTAGGACTGGAGGATGTACTCGAACTTGGGGAAGGCGCGGCCAGCAGGCCACAGCTTGAACATCGAGCGCTGGACGACTCCACCCTCCTCGGCGTCGATGATCTCGGCGTAGATCTCCTGCCTGCCTAGCTTGGTGCCCTCAAAGGACAGGATCTGCTTCCTGAAGTTATCTGACAGGTTGGCTAGGTTGGTGTACGTCGAGGCGGTGGTGACCACCACATCGTCCCCGTCACGGCCAACTAGGTCGATGATCAAGTCCTTGGGCTGCGGGGTCGTGGTGACGATGATGTGGGTCTTGGTGCCCAGCCGCACGCCGAACTGGATCTGATCCCATGCGTCCTGAATGTAATCCCAAGCGGCCAACTCATCGAGCCAAGCGCCGTGGAACTGCGGCCCCCTGAAGCGGGCTGGCTCGGATGCCGGTATGCCTTTGATCAGGCTGCCGTTGGTCAGGTAGATCTCGTGCAGCGCCTTGTTGTAGTCCTTGATCAATGCGCCGGGTATGACGGCCATCAGGCCAGAGTCACCCTCAAAGCAGGTCGAACGGACATCGGACGAGGTAGGTGCGGCCACAAGCCAGCGGGTGCCGGGATGCGTCCACGCCCACCAAGAGATCTGCTCGGCGGCTGTACGGGTCTTGCCTGCGCCACGGCCAGCCAGCAGCAGCCAGATGCTCCACCAATCCCCATGGGGCAGGATCTGGTGGTTGTGCGCCTTGTCTAGCCAAGTAAGCCGCCAAGCCGTCGCCAGCTTCACCTCTGGGCTGGCAAGCTCAAAGCTGCGCTTGACCTCTGGGTCTTGCAGCAACTTGATGATGTCACTCATGCTTGCCCCAGCACAGCAGCTTCCCACACGCGAAACTCCTCGCGGTATTGCTCTCGGTTGATGACGTACCGCCAGCGCCCTGTGTCGCAGTCCATTTCAACGTCTGCGGGAAATGGCGCATCGTCTTCTACTGGCGGTGTCCAGAACTCACCCCATTGCTTCTTAGGAAAGGGCGGCTTACTCATTTGCCTGACGCTTCAACTCGGCATTCTTGATCAGCGCCTCAAGCAAGCTGTCCGCCTGCACCGACGCCTCTACCTTGAGCGGATTCTTGGGATCGCCACCCAACTGAACCTTGGTGCCGTACTTGGCAGGGTTCCAGCAGGCCAACAACTTCAGGCGTGTCTCAATGCGTAGCTTGCGGTGCCCAAGCATATCAGCGACCGTTGTAGTGCTGTTCTTGTCACCCATAACCTGCGTCTCACCAAAGTGCAACGTGTCGCTGATTTCGATCAACTCCTCTGCAATGGCATCGCAACCGGCCTCACGCGCGTGCGCGACCCGTAGGGAAAGCTCTGGGTCACGCGCTATCCACTCATACATCTGCGTCCAGTGCGGCATCCTGTCATCCCTGCATATCTGCCTGAGCGGCTCTCCTGTGCCAAGCCTATTGCATATCTCTGCTGCCAGTTCTGGCGTGTACTTGCTGGGGCGTCCTGTCTTCTTGGGTGTGTCAGGCAGGGTGAGTGTTGTCCCTTGCGCTGTTGGTGGCTTCTTGGGCCGTTTCTTGGCGGTAGTTTCTGGCATGGTGAATCCTTATTCCTATGCCGCTTAGTGTAACTTGGTTGCGGGGGCAGGACTCGCACCAGCGTTCTTTCGGTTATGAGCCGAACGGATTACTTCTTTCCCACCCCGCGATAAAGGTTGTTGGCGCAGGGAGCTTCAGCAGAGATTTGATCTTGACAGAAAGCACGCCCCTGTCCGATTACTGTACGCCAACACGGCTGGGGACTGCATCTGTCGATAGGCTCCGTGCGCTCTCGGTTGACTACCAGCCTGTACCTTGTCCGAGGGTATCAATCCCCATGCGTGTTGTTTCCAACGCCCGTTGAACACACGTTCTTCAGGCGATGAACATTACTTCACTATCCTTTCAAACGGCAGGTCACCGTTGATGTTGGCTGCAAACAGCAGAAACTCTACTGCCTCATCCTGCGTGCTGGCAAATGCTATCGGGCACTTGTCATCATCGGCACCGCTCCAGTCATCAAAGCACGCTACCCAAAAGCCTGACTGGTACTCCAGCACGATTTTATGGCTGTCAGGCGTGTAGGTCAACGTCTCTGGGTAGTCGCTGATGCGCTTGATCTCTTCCTCTTCCCACTTCTGGGCACCAAGGTTGATCAGGCGGTTAGCGCTGGCTTGTACTTGCTGGTCGAATTCTGCTTGTGTCATGGTCTCTGTCCTTCAATTTTGATAGGGCCGTAGCCCCGATGATTTAAACGGTTGCCTTGCTTTGCATAAGTTTTGTACGGAGCTTTGTAACTTCGAAAACGCCAACTGCCGCCTCTGCCTCTGTGCAAATGCCCTGCCGCACCAGTGCGCGGTAAGCTGCTGGGATAACGCTTTTTGAAAAGTTTTGAGGGTTTTTGCAAATACCGTCAACCAACTCAGCGACTTTCCCAGCATGAAGACCAGAAAACATTGAATCGGGGGATACGGTACGCGACCAATTCGCTTTGTCCATGATGATCTCCTGCGGGTTTAGAACACTGTTACGACTGCGGGATGCTGCCGTTGATGTAATTGTATATTAAACAAAAGCGGCTCAACACAAATATTTACTAGGTGTTTTCCCTAATACTCAAACACCAGCGATTGTTGAGCTAGGCGTTTGTCTTGCAGCGGCTTGTAGCTTGCATTTAGCTCACAGCCAATGTACTGCCGTCCAAGATGCTGAGCCACTTGAGCTGTGGTGCCGCTACCCATAAACGGATCAAGCACTACGCCGCCCACTGGTGCGCCAGCAAGGATGCAAGGCTCAATCAAGTCTGACGGAAATACGGCAAAGTGTGCGCCAGCGTAAGGCTTGGTGGTCACCGTCCAAACGCTGCGTTTGTTACGGTCGGTGATTAAAGTGTCATGCTTTGTAAAGCCTGCAGCAGTAGCACCAAAATCACCTTTTGCTCCATTCTTAGCGTCAGAGCCAGACGCTTTAACAATGCGCCCCTCATTTATTGCAGGCTCTTTGATTGCATCAGCATCGTAGTAATACTTCTGCGACTTGCTCATCAGAAAAATGTACTCATGTGCCTTAGTGCATCGGTCTTGCACCGACTCAGGCATAGGGTTTGGCTTGTGCCAGATAATGTCCTGACGTAAATACCAGCCGTCGGCGCGAAGTGCAAAGGCCAATGCCCACGGGATGCCTATTAGGTCTTTTGGCTTGCAATTTGGTGCCTGAGTCTTTACCAGTTTTCCAAGCACTGTTCCAGCGTTTGTTCCCTGTTTACCTCCCTCTTGATGTGTTCCATCGGAATTTCGCCCTTTCCCGCTATTGGCGTAGCTGTCTCCAATGTTCAGCCATAACGTCCCGTCATCCTCCAGAACATCCCAGACGCAGCGGAACACCTCTACCATTGCCTTGATGTAGTCTTCTGGCGTTTCCTCAAGCCCTATCTGCCCATCGTGGCCGTAGTCCCGCAAGCCAAAGTATGGCGGGCTTGTCACGCAAGTCTGCGCCTTGATACCTTGCTCTTTCCAACGGCGCATGGTATCGCGGCAATCGCCAAATTCAATGACGTTCATTTGCAAACTCCTTTTTGCCAGCCTTTAGGTAGGACATCAGCCTGTTGAGGGCCTCCATCGTGTAGTTCGGCTCCTGACTCTTCTTAATCCAATCCTCAATCTCGGCAAGGGTGAAGTCCCGCCCATCGTCAAAGCCCTTCACATAGTCGCTCATATTTCCTCCATGTTCAAGTAAGTAGTGATGATGTAGCCAAAGCACATCCCGCCCCAAGTAAGCGCTGCCTTGTGCAGCAGCCCGTCTCCGTCCCAGCCAAAGATCAGGCAGGCAGCAGCCATGACGGCCACCACCATGTCGGCAATGATGGCACCTTTGTTCATGCTGTGTACTCCAATGCTTGCAGCTTGCTGATGCGGGCGTTGATCTCCATCACGGTCTTGTTAAAGTCGGACATTGCCCTTTCTTTCTTAGCCTCTAATGCGGCAATCATTTGGGCCGTTGGATCGTAATTGTCTGGCACTTCAACCTCAATTTCTTGCTCACAGACAAAGGTTCGGGTGTCATCGTCACTTGCTTTGAACGAAAAAATTTGGTAAGTGCCCTCGTTCTCCCACTCGAATTTCTGGAAGTGGATGTAGATGGTGGTCTTGATTTTCATGATGTTCTCCTTGGGGCCGTAGCCCCGGTTGTTGATTAACGGCTGGTGACCTTGACCGTGAACACGGCGGTGGTCTTGGTGTGGCTGGCAATCTGCTGGGCAGTGGCACCTAGCTCGGCCAGAAGGGCTTTGTAGTCAACCGATGAGCGGTTGGTCTCGCTGTAAGTAGCCTTGAAGATGGCACCCTCTACAACCTTGGCACCGCCTGCGCTGGCGCTGTCCTTGATGCCGTCCTTGATGGCGTCAGCACGGTCGGTCAGGTCTTTGATCTGGGCCAGCAGTGCGCCAAGGGTGTCTACGTCGTTGAGCTTGAGATCGTTGTTCATGTCGCTGTCTTTCACTGTTACCTGCGGATTGCAGTGATGTTAGTATAACGCCAAATTAAACGATACAAGCCTTTTCTCAATTTATTTTCTAGGTGTTTTCCCTAATAAGGTTTGGACATCGTTAAGCAAGTCATCCTCCGTAAACCCATAGTGCTGCGGGAATCCCTTGGTGCCCAGCCCGTGGACGCCCTCATCGCCTCGATGGTGGAACACGCACAGCGGCAGCACATCAGCGGAGCGTTTACCCATGCCTACGCCGCTTCTAGGGTGGTGTAGCTCGACTGGGCCGGGTTCGTGAGGCCCATACACCCGCAGGCAAACTACGCAGCCCAGCTCGGCCACTTGGCTCATGTGTTTGCGTTCAGCGGTCGTGGTCATGGCCTTGGGCAGTCTTCAGGCACCTTGACGGCTACATACACCGGAGTGGGTAAGCGCTTCTTTGGCACCACCCAGCGGTCGATGTACACATCGGGCATGGAGTTAAGAGACTTAGCTATGGATCTCTGGTCAAGGCCAGCTATGCGGCAAAGCTCGGTCTTGGTAAGCCCGTCTTCATGAGTCAGCAGGGTGTTGCGTATTAGCTGGTGCCTAGATTTTCTCAAGCGCCGTCTCCTGTGGTGGTGTGCAAGTGTGAATGTGGTCAGCAGCGCCTAATCGTTTGCCGCATCGTTCGCAGAAATTGCGCTCAAGTTTGTATTTTTTCTTGGCGTCAAAGTAACCAGACTGATATGCAATCAGCAGCGCATTGCCATCATCTTTGTAGACTTGGATGTCATCATCTTCATCCATTGTTCTTCTCCTTGAGTTTGGCTTCGATGGCTTTGAAATAAACATTGATGTTTGATACTAACAACTGTGCATCAACTACGGCTTGCATCTCCTCATCCGTCAGCCCTACCCACGGGCGCTGTGTCATGGCATTGACTGCCTTGTCCACGCTGGACTGCGCCTGCATTTGCCTGCCATCAATGACTCCACGCTCATAGTCTGAGGCAGACTCTCTCCACGGCTCCTGCGCTGACTTTTGTGGGTAGTTGTTGCTACTACAAGCCACGCACTCATAAAGCACTTCTGCTTTGCATTCAGGGCACACTGGCTCCTGCGCTGGCTGCGCCAATGCTGCTTGCCATCCTGCCCATGCCCAATAAGCAAAACTATCCCGTTCATACGGGTTGGTGCTGTCATCGTAGTCACTGTCCCACCACGCATTGAATGCTTCGCAGCCCCATTGCTCTAGCTTGTCCTGCGCCGCAGCGCGTTTGCTTTGATAGCCTGTCATGGTGTTCCCCTAAGCAAATACCCAATTACAAGGCCGATGCAGTAAGCACCAAGCAGTGTGTAAACCAAATTAAGAAATCTTTTCATGTTGTTCCCCTTGCGCGGATGGCGGCGGCGCATTCATAGCCATTTATCTGACTTGGGGCTGTTGTCTCGCACAGCTTGGCGCATTCTTCACGCTCATCCGCACGGGTTGCAAGAATCATTGCTTTCACGGGTGCGGCTATTTGGCAATAATCACAAATCTGATTTGGTGGGCAACCTTCAACGCACTCGGCTGGCTTGTCTTGCCCGTAAAAACTGTTGCGCTCATCAGCACGGGCTGCTGCTGCTACCAAGGCGGCAAACTTCTCAAGACCCTTGGTGTAATTCCAATCAGCGTCTTGAAACCCCGCTTGCTTTGCTAGTTCAATGATGTTCATTCTGTTTTTCCTCTTCTTCTGATTGCTGCTTGCAATGCGCAAAAATCGTCATGTGCTTTACGGGTTGTCTCCGCGTGTTTGTTGCTATGGCAATGAATAGACCACCACTTTCGTGCAAATTCTTCAACCTCCCTAGCACACTCCTCACGCTCATCAGCACGGGTTGCTGCTGCTACCAAGTGGGCAAAGTTTTCCAAGTGATGTATAAACCTAGCGCGGTCTTTGCCCATGCCGTAATAAACAAGGCCCGATTCGTTTGCTAGTTCAATGATGTTCATAACCACCCCGCTGATTTGCAAATAGAAACAAACAGAAAAGCAAGGCCGATAAATTGCGCTAACCATTTTTGTACATATGGGGCAATCCAAATAGTCCCTAGTATTGTCAAAAACTGTGTGTCACTCATCACTTCCCCCAGATAACTAAACAAACAATCCACACACCAAGCACCACAGTCACCATGGTAAGCAGTGCCTTGAAGGTGTCGGCAAGGTCGTCTATTGGGTCATCTAATTGCGCGTCCCTGTGCCCATTTGCATAGGCATCATTGATTTCTTTAAGTCGCTGCTTGCGTACAGGGCAGTCAGGGCCATTGGTGCATTTTCCGTAGTCACAACAAGTCATTTGGTTTTCTCCTGTAGTTTCTCTACCTGTTTTACAAACTCTTGAATTGTAAAAAACGCTTCTTCCGCCCCAGAAAATCCAAGGGTTGGTTTGGTGTTGTGTTTGCCTGTCGCCTCTATTTGAGCAAGCAACTCGATAAGTGCGTCAAGCTGTGCCTCAGTCAATTCCACTGCGTTGTTTTTCATTTGGCACGCTCCTTAACTTGATCGTCCAATGGGTGCTTCCACCACCCGCTTATATCGTCTGCGCTCCTGTACTTCACACGCACATAAGTGTCTGTGATTAGGAACCGCTCCTGCTCTACGTTGTCTTCCATGTTGAGTGCATCTTTGTTTGTCCAACCACCTTTCATTTGCAAAATCATTTGGCACGCTCCTTGAGCATCATGTCGGCAATCATGTACGCCTCTTCAGCCAAAAACTTTGTGTGAACAAATAAAGTTCCCACATCACCTTCTTCATTGCACATTTCATCCCCGTTTTCATCAACGAATTGTTCTGCCCTCTCCATTCTCATCAAGCCAATCATCGCTTTTTCCGCAAAGTGGTCACGCATGGTCATGTCCCTTGCAAAGCCGCCTGTCTTGACTTGCCAGTCGGTGTACTGCTTGGCGTATGCGCCCTCTATTATTTTCGGTTGATCTACCATATCAATCTCCTAATGAAGCCAAAGATAAAAACCATGCAAGATTCCTATGGGGAATAGGATGGCACCAGCCAACAAAAAGCCCCACAAGCCCTGTGCAAAGCAAGTAAAAACGTGCGTAAACCAAGCAGCCACGCAAAGTAATCCAATTAGTGCGGGCATTACTTGACCTCCTTCTGTGCAGCAAGTTTTTCCTTTTTCTTTAAATAAGCATTGCGTGCATAAACCCGCTGCCGTGCTTTTTTATCAAGGAGTTCTTTCTCCTTCATCTTTGAAACCCAGTTTGAATCAACTCTGGGTTTTGTCAGCACACTAGCAAGCACTGACTCTAGGTTGTCTATCCTTGACTCCAAATGCAAGACGAGTGTTTCCAACTCTTGGGCTTGTTTCCATACGTTTATTTTCATACTGTCACCTTAAATTCTTGTCGGTTGTTTGCTTGTTCTGTACGCCAGATCTCTACGCGAAGCTCGGCTGCGGTGATGTCCCACTTGAGCTTCTCTTCGATCTCTACCGCTGCCTGTAAGCCCTTGATCAACTCCAGCATCTCTGGGTGTGCGTAGGCTTCGCGTTCTTGGGCACCAATCGCTGACTCGTTGGACTTCTTCATCAAGATAGCCTTGAGGCTCTTGCGGTAATGCTCGATGTAGGTGCGCTCCGCCTTGGCTTTGGCAAACTGCTTGGCGTGTCTTAGGATGTAATCCACCGCCTCGTGAGGGTCTCGGTCTTGCACTGTATTTCCTTTCGCTGTTTAAGTTGAAGTTAAAGCATATCACACTTTTTTATCCCGCCTATCCTTTTCTTCAATTATTTTTTGGGCATACTCGTAGGCCACATAAGCGATGTCTTGCGGCTGCGCGTTCTTGGGCCTGTTCAGTAACGCCAGCATGGCAAACATCGCCACCACATCTACCCACTCTGGTTCTTGTTTCATTCGTGCTTCCCAAAAAGTGCCTCGCCAGCAGCGTCAGGGAATCTTGCCCCCCATGCGACAACTTGCTGCACATCCATGTTTTCTAAAAATCCATCGACTGAACTGATCCTGTACTCGATCTCTCCAGCGTGAGTCTTAACTTTTGCTATGCCAATGGTGCCCTTTGGATTGGTGAACCAAAGGCACCGCAGTGGTATGTCCTCGTTCATTCCATCTCCTCAATCTTGATCTTGAGCATCCCGCCAATTTTTGGTGCCCAGTAAATGCGTAAGTCTTTTATCTGCGAGTCGTCCTCGTACACCCCGGCATGGGCCAGCGAATCAAGCGTGGCTTTCAGGAGGTTGTCTAAATCACGCCTGCGGTTGTCTGGCCGGTGAGCCTCCACCGTAAGGCACAGAGGCCCGTCAAAGTGCTTCTGGGCACGCTGTATCAGCATCTGATCGGCCACCTCTTGCCGGTAGTCTCTGCCGTCCTTGCTGATCAGCATCCGCCCGTTGACGGTTCGCCAGTAGCTGTTGACCGATGGAGGCCACGGCAGCGTTATTTCGAGCGGGTTCATTGGCGCTGCTCAGGTATGCGATTGCGTATCGCGTCCCCTAGCTTCTCGATGTCCACGCACTCGTCGGCCAACTTGGCGCAGGCTTCCCGCTCAATCAGGATTGCCATGTGCGTTGCGTGCATGGCGTAGCCAAGGATCTCCTCTTTTACCTCTGCCAATGCCTTGTCAAACTCAAGCTGTGTGAACAGGGTTTGCCCCTGCGAAAAAATGTTCTTAGCGAACTGGTTCATATCCATTCTCCTTCGTTACCTCGGTTGCCTTTGCTCCATTGATCTCGGACATCTCTGTCCAGATTGGATTTAGGGTGAATTTGGTTCCATCCCTTGATAGTCTTCCCAGTAATGTCACGGTAGCCGTCGAGGAATCGCACCGCAGCGTCACGATCTTGTATTCGGGTTTTGATAACCCACCGAACGAGACAGCGATGCCGATGCTCGTCCTCACCTTTCCCCTCTTGCGCCGCATTCACGCCTCCTCCTTCAGAGCCTGTTTGTACATCTGGATCTGGATCGACCGCATCCGCTCTCCAGCAAGATGCCGAAAGCGCAACCGCTTGGCCCACGCCTTGGGATCGTTCTCAGACCGCTTCTCGGCCATCATGGGAGCGATCTTGGCTAACTCTGCGGCCACCCGCTCAGGATCCGCCGCCGGTTCAGGCAGCATCAATACTTCTGGCGCTGGAGCCATGCGGCACAGGTTCTTGAACTGGATCACGTTGGGCACCCGCTCAGGCAGGTTGTCCAGCGCCCAGACGATGCGCTTCATGGTCTCCTTGTTTTGCAAGAAGCTGCCAAGCTCGTGCTGCCACATGGACTTGACATCGGTAATCGGTGCCGCCCCAAAAGAATTCTGCCAAGCCCCCCCGTAGGTAAGGGCCAGCCGCTCAAACAGTCGATCAATTGCTACCATTTTGAATCTCCAGTGCTGCGTTGATGGTGTTGCGACCAACCATTTCATCGTACTGCTGCTGCTTGTACTCTCGATCGGTCTCAGCAAAGCTCTTTGCAGGCGTTTTAAGGGTGTCCAGCACCCACGAAGCCTTAAACCCTACCCAACCCCTGCTGCAACAGGTCTCCAAGGCTTCCTGAAGGCTGTAGCCAGCTTTGTTGGCCTCTCGCTGGAGTCCCTTGATACCCGTCTCCGTGATGACTGCCTTCTTGGCTTTACGAAGCTGAACAAAATCAGCCCAGACTTTTTCAGAAACGCCGTCAGGCGCTTGTATTCTTTTATGGTTTATGGTTAATGGTTTATGGTTTATGGTTGGTTGAACGGTTGTTGGACGGACGTTGATTTTCTCGGCTGCACGCTTGGCAGCAGAGGCTTTTCCGGCCTTGGATGCGGTCTCTAACTTGCCCTTGAATGCCTCTATTTCGCGCTCACAGCGGCTGTGAAACCATCCGTCCTCGTCCTCTTGGAACATATCGACCAACACGGATTCAACGACCGTTACATCCATCCGAATCCTACGGGCCACCCAATCAGTGTCCGTAGGAATCTTCTGCTCCGTGTCGTAGTACATATCCAAGAGGCGTCTGTAGGCCAGATCCTCGTCGTTGGTCAGGTGGGCTGTTGCCGCTCTGTAGTCACCGATGTGGTGTTGGTAGTAATGCATTTTTCGCTGTCTTTCCAAAAATATCGGGCCGTAATTCAACCCTCTTCACTTTCCTGCCTGTGTGGATTTCGATTGCTCTTGCCAGTTCGGGGCTAGGCAGTTTGCGCCCCGTGCTGATCAATGAGAGCCACGTTTTGGAGATGCCTAGCTTGAGGGCAAAATCTCTCTGCGTGCCTCGCGGTTTACCAGTGAAATATTCGGTTAGGGTCATAAAGCTCCTGTTGTTGAGTTAACACGATGTTACACTAAAAAACACGATTGTTAAAAATTTTTTGTAATTTCTTGTTAAACGTGATATAGTCGCTCCAGTTTAACCTAAAAGTGAACGACATGGAAAGCGAATTGCAACAGGCTATGGCCGAAAAGATGCTGATGCTTGCCCAAGCCCTTGATCGGGCGCAGGCGGGTGTCGCTACAGAGGGGGACTGGTGGGTGATCCGTGCAGAATGCGGCATCCCCAGTCCCATAGTGAAACTTGAAACTAGGAGTGAAAAATGGGTCTAACAGTAAGTCAAACAGACGGTGGCAGCAGCTTTGCGCAAGTGCCTCCGGGGATGCACCTTGCTCGGTGCTATCGGATAGTGGACATGGGCAAGCAGCAGTCTACATGGCAGGGAAAAATTAGAATCCAGCCAAAATTAATGTTTCAATTTGAGATTCACAGTGAGGACGCCGATGGCAAACCCTTGCTTACCGAGAAGGGCGAACCCTTATCAATTTCTAAAAACTTTACGGCCAGCTTTCATGAGAATGCAACGCTGCGTATTGAATTGGAGAACTGGCGGTCTCGCGCTTTCACTGAGGAAGAGTTGCGTGGCTTTCAGCTAAAGAGTGTGTTGGGCGTATGGGCCATGCTGTCGGTGGTGCGTGAGAAGGGACAAGACGGCAAGGATTACACCAACATCTCCAGCATTAATCCAGTGCCGTCCAACATCAAGCGTGCAGGTCTGCCCAATGGGCACAACCCGCTCAAAGCATTTGACTTGGATGATCCAGACATGGAGCTTTTTGAAACTTTTAGTCAAAAGACAAAAGAAAAAATTCAAAGCACCGATGAGTGGAAAAAAGCAATTGGAACAATGCCGGTACGAAAAGCCCCCAACCTAAACACTGGGTCTGGATTTGATGATATGGCAGACGATATTCCCTTTTGAGTAGGAGATCAGTTATGAAACAAGATGACAGCACGTTTGATCTTTTTGAGTCTATTGAGTACACCGAGCCACGCAAATTGGCTCGACGAGAAGACCCAATCACATCAAAAAAAGCTGCGCTTCGAGTTGATGAATTTGCTGGCAACCTTTGCGCCAAGATCTACCAAGAACTTAAAAAGGGCGACGGCACTTTTGAGCAGCTTGCAACCCGTCTTGGTTTGCGCCCAGACCAAATCTGGCGAAGGCTTCCTGATCTGCAAAAAGCAGGTTATGCGGAGCCTACTGAAAAAGAAATTGTTGGTCAGTCTGGTCGCGCACAACGAGTGTGGAAAGCAATTTAAATCGGGGGAAAGCGGATGCTGGTGAAGTGTCACTGCAATTCGGCGGTCAGCCAGACGTAGCGAGTACCCCACCTTTTAAGGATAGATATGAGTACAGTAATCAGGGCCAGCGAATCTGGACATTGGTACACTCGTGATGGCGTTCCGCAGTATACGGTGGAGGCCAAGAAGGGCGGACTACGCGCCACAACCCTTCGTGATGCCCGCACAATGAATCTGGTGCCCTCGGTCACCACCATCATTGGCGTGGCAGCAAAGCCCGCTTTGTTGGCTTGGATGCAGCAGCAAGTGCTGATGGCCGCGCTGACATTGCCCAAAGTAGATAACGAGACAGAAGAGCAATACATAGCCAGAATCATCCACGACTCGAAAGAGCAGGGGCGTGCGGCTGCGGACGCTGGAACAGACATCCATGCATCAATACAAGGGTACTATGAAGGTTATTCAACAGGAAGGCACAACGAGAGTGTTACGGCCTGCGTACAAGCGATCAACGACCACTTTGGCGACTGGGGCTGGATCTCGGAGCGTTCATTCGCACACGAACTCGGTTTTGGCGGTAAGTGCGACCTATATGTCCCTGCCGATGAACGAGGTGATGGCTTCGTCATTGACGTTAAGACGAAAGAATTCTCTGACCCCGCAAAGGTCGAGGGCTACGATGAGCATTTGATGCAGTTGGCAGCGTGCCGTGTAGGGCTTGGATGCCCCAAGGCACGCTGTGCAAATGTGTTTTTGAGTCGTAGCGTCCCCGGCCTTGTGGTGGTCAAGGAATGGTCATTAGAAGACCTCGACCGAGGTTGGCCGATGTTCTCCCACCTTCTATCCTTCTGGCAACTAAAGAACAAACACTCATGAAATACTTAACCGAAGAAACCATCAAGCAGATCTTTTTCTACTGCGATGTCCATGAACCCGACGCCTTGATTGCTGACGAGGTAGACATTGTGCAGTTTTCCAACAAGCTGCTGGCTTATGCCCATCCTCACTTAGCTAAAGCGGAGCATGAGCGCTGCGTTGCTATCGTGGCCGAACTGAACCCTGAAGTCGCCAAGGCTTTAGAGAGACAGCGGCCATAAAAAAAACCCCCGGAAGTGGGGGCTGAGTAGCAACTGCCTACTGAGGATACCCCATTTCTTGCAGTTTCTTTTCGACGTAAGCACGGGCCTCTGGATTTCGGTATAAGTCAACGGCACTTGAGCCAAGCATCAACGGCACTCCAAAGGCTGCTGTTGGCGGGAACATGGATAAAGCCCCGCCAACAACACCGGCACCCTTGGTTGCCATTTTGATGTAGTCGCGTTGGTCGGGAGGCTTGTCGTACTCGTGAGCCATCTCGGCCACATCTAAGCCAGCAGACAACCCTGCAAGGGGTGGCAGAGCATACTTGCCGACAGTTGCCGCAACAGGTTTGATCATTGACCTGTACACGCCAGTAATAGCATCTAACCCAGCGGCGGCTTTTTGAGAAGCAATTTGAGGCAATGAAGGCGGCGCTGGCGGCTTTGGCTTTGGAATCTCTACCAAAGTGCCTTGAGGCGGAGGCGCTGCTGGGCCGGGCATATAGTTTGGTGGCAAATCAGCAGTCGGAAGCGCTCCTTGAACCTTAAAGGATGCAACTGGGCCTTTGCCGCCACCTTTGTCTGGCGTCATCAAGCCACCGTACTGTGGGTTCTCAACAAACTGATTTGGCGCAATTTGGTTGACGCGATTTAATCCCTCGCGGCGTTGGGTGGACAGGTCGTGGACGCCGCCAGTATTTTTGGTCATATCCAGCGCACGGCCAGCTTCAATATCCGTCAACCCTGCCGACTTAGCATAGTTGTACGGCATATTTCCAGTCTGCCCAGCAGCCATACGGCCAGCGTCTTGCGTCCCTACAGGAATGGGTTTGATCGGCTCTAATTTGGTTAAGGAGCTAGGCGGGTTAACGGATGGCGGCACGGTCTTGCCAGCCTGCGCTGCCATTTCGGCTGCTTGAGCCTCTAATTTGCCTTTTTCTGCCGCTGCGGCGGTTAGTTGGGCCAGACGTATTGAACTAGCGTCTTTTGCCGCAGAAAGTTTCTTTCCTGTGGCCGCAGCGGTGCCAATGGCAGTACCAGCAGCGCCAGCAAAAAAACGCTCACCTTTGCTGGCACCCGAAGTGTCTGGAGGTGCTGGTGAAGAGGGTGGTCGATTCTCTAACTTTGGCGCGGAAGACAGTTGATCCTCTGGAGCTTTCTCTTCCATCAAGCCGGTGTAGGCACCATACCCGCCGACATCGGCAACGTATTGCTTCGCCCTTGGATCGGGATCGCCACCGTAGAACAATCCCGCATCAATGCCAGCGTTGTAGCCGTAAGCGGTTAGCTTGGGGTTTTGTCCAGACTTCTCCCAAGACTTTTTGAGGTAGGAGATACCAGCCTTGATGTTCTCATCAGGATCTTTGATCTGCTTGAGTTCAAACCCTTCGCCCTTTGCGGTGGCTGGTTTGATCTGCATGATTCCAATCTCGCCGTCAGCGCCATTGGGGGCGTTTGGATTGAGCCTGCTTTCTTGGTAGGCAATAGCCACAGCAAGTTTTGGGGGAACGCCAGCGGCTTGCGCTGCCTGCGCGATCTTGACGGCATAGACAATCTGCTCTTGGCTGAGTCCGTCAAGGAACGATAGCTCTGGTGGTTTTGCTGACATCGCTTAGTCCTTAATCAAGTTTCTCTGCGGCAGATGCGTTGTCTCGTTTACCCTTTTCCGCTGGTTTTCCAATAGAGGGTGGGTTGTATGGAATTCTTTTCAACCCTAATGCAAGAGCTTTTAAGTCTTCTAAATATTCGTTTTTTAGTTTTTGGTATTCGTCAGTTTGCTTAAAGTCGCTTACGTCCCCGCCAAGTTTTTTGTATAACTTTGCTGCATCTTTATCAAATATTCCCCTGCGTTCTAGCATATCTGCTTTTGACCGGACGGAATCATTTGTGTCTTCTGAGCTAACTCCAGTACGAGCTAACAACAACTGTTCCCTATCCGATACAGCGCCTTTCATAAACTTGTTTTTGGCTAACTGCATCTGAGCAATTAGCATTGCAAACACTTGTGCCTTTGCCTGAGCCTCTCCCGTCAAATTAAGATTTTTGACAACCGTTTCTATTTCAGGGATACCAATGCTATAGCCGGGTACGCCAACACCAGATTGCACCAACCTAATGATGGCGGACATGGTTTTATCATTGCTCAAGATACCTTGATACAGCTTTGCATCTGGATCGCTGGAAAATGCTCGGAACTGTTGAGCAAGTTCTATTGCGTTGTCCGCCTCGTCTGCTTTGTCAACAATATCTTTTCGACGAGCGGCCTCTTGCCCTGTTGCAGACTTTCTCAATTCGGTTTGCGTCTCTTGCTCTGCTTCAGACAAGCGTTGCGGCTTCTTGCCCTCTGTCGTTTTTACTAATTCCAAAGGCTTGGTTGATGTGCCAGACACTACATCGTCAACAAGTTTGGTGCTGCCATACTTGTATGCTTCCATCCACTCAATGCCAAGACCTCTGTCTTGAGCGGCCTGTAGTCTTGAATACTCATTAGCAGTCATTGAGAATTTGCCAAGAGGAGTGTTATAAACCGTTTGAGCTTGCCCCGGAATATCTTGCGGCAAGTATTTGCCAGACATCTTGTCAAAGACTGTGCCGTTTTGCGAGATTAGGTAACGATCAAGCCCAGCCTTTGCCGCTTCCATCAACAACCTTGCGTTGTCCTTTGCAAGAGGAAAATCCACCGCATATTTGAGCGCAGAGTCTAAATTTACGGTAGCAAAACCATCGAGAACTTGCCCAGATGCGGCAGGCTGTCCAGCACCACCAGAAGTAGATCCGGTAGTAGCGGGTTTTGGCGCACCGCCTCCAATGGTAGTTCGAAAAGCCGAAGCAGCGCGTTGGGCGTTCTGCTGCTCACGTTGCGCCTGTGCAATTGTTAGCTGCGCTTGCGCCTCTTCAATGTCTTGCTGTCTATTTAGCTGCTGCGCCTCTTGTGCGCCTTTGAGGCCAGCGCCAAGCCCTTCGGCAAAGTTTCCTCTGGAGGCAAGCATTGCCTGACCAAACGCCATCAGCGTAGGGTCGTAGCCAAGATTCTGACGAGCCGCATATGCTTGCATTACCCTATTGGTAGCACGCTCAACAGCATCGTCTGTTTCACCCTCTTCAAGCCCGTAGGCTGGGGTCAGCTTTGGCAGACTGGATAAAGCACCTTTTGCAGCCATAATTTATCCCGGTATGAAAGTTTCAGTACCATCTTCATTGGTTATGTAATATCCACCACCAACATCTGGCGGCGGTGGAGTTCCGGGCGTCGTTATGCCGCCTCCGGTAGTTGGAATATCAATTGCGGGGGCCGCAGGAGCCGTTGGATCTTTTACGCTATTCCAAAGTTTGGAAAGCCAGTTTGGCGTTTCAGTAACCACGCCAGTTATCGGGTTAGTTGTTTTGGTCGTTCCAAGTCCAGCACCGATTGATGCGCCAATGCCCAGTGTCTGGCTAAGAGGCGATCCTTGGTAGTAGGCGCTGCTCAATGGGCCTGTCTTGGTGGACGTTACGGTGCTTGGCGCTTGGTATCCGCGCAGCAAGGCAGAGGCGTTGGTGGCCGTCTTCAATGGGGCGTCGATCAGTGATTGTTGGTATGCTTGAAGCTCTCCTCCAGCCTTTGTCAATGCTCCAGCGCCAGTAAGTCCAAGCGACTGCTCTTTTTCAGCAAGGTTGCCTTGCAGTTGGCCCGCTTGGGTTTGATTCTGTACATTTTGCAATGCCTGATCAACAGCAGACTTGTACCCAGCAGACAAAGCGCCATACTGCTGGCCGGTCAAGTTTGACTGAAGGTCGGAAGCGGTCTGGCCCATTGCGTTAGCGTAGCGCTGGCTACCAAGGGCACCAGAGCCAACAAAGCCAGCCTTGAGCTGCGGCATCACGTTGCGCTGGACATTTTGATTTTGCAAGCGTGCCATCTCATCCACCACGTTGGTGGTGTATGGGTTCATGAAGCTATTGATCTGCGGGGCAGCACCAGCGGCTGCGGTCTTGGCTGTCTGCTCCGCCGTAGTAAGTCCGGGCTGATAAGCTCCTGCCGCCGTAGGCACTTGAGCATATCCCGTGTTCTGCATGGCCGTCAGGGGCGCAATCTGGTTAGGATTTTGCATTGCCTGCACGCCAGCACTAGACAGCCCCGACATCAGGTTTGTGTAATAGTCTGGCGAGGTTGTCGCCGTAGTATCTTTTTGCGTTACATCTGGATTTGCGTAAACATCAAAGACTGACATATTTATCTCCTAGCTGCGCTTGAGAAAATCAAGCGGGGATTTGATCTGCGGTGGCAAATCCTTGGGTTTGGCAGAACGGTAATGGGCGCGGATGCCGTGCATCATGTCGTATAGTTTATCGCTTCCTGCCTTGTTTGAGCCATTTCCTATGGCGGCAACCACATCGGCGGGGAAAACAAACTCCCCGTCAGCCAGCATGGCGGGAATATCGTCCGATTGGCCGTCTCCAGCCCCCGTTACGGCATCCCCGTGGCGGAAGTCCACCCGCATCTTGCCCCCAGAGGCCATCAGAGGGGTGCTTAGACCGCCTTGGGCGTACTTGCCATGCCGAGTACCCGCCATACCGCCTTGGGCGTAAGGAAGGGCTGTAGGGTAGCTTGGGATGGAGGAATCGGGCGCTTGGCCCGCTTGGGTCGATCCCATGCCGAGGATGTCCTCAATGGGGCGCTGCGTCCCGTAAGAGTATGAGGGGTCGTTCATCACGTTTCCTTGTGGTTGTATGCCGTACTGATTTTCTTTGCCAAAGGCTTGGTTTTGCGTCTTTAGGAATTTTTCCAACGGGCTTTCAAACTTGTTAGGGTCTTCTTTTGCCATCAAATAGCTGGCCGCAAGTGGGGCTGCTACGCCTGCCGCACTTGTCAAAGTTGATGCTGGCGTTGGATTTTGCTGGAGCAAAGACAAACCACCTTGAACGGCAGCTTTTTGTTGGGCCGCATTTGATGCCCTTGCAGCAGCTTGTTTATCAGCAATGCTTTTTGCCAGCGCGGCAGCAGTAGCAACCCTCTTCTCTTCTTCCGCAGCAGCATCTGCCACCCTTTTGGCTTCTGCCGCAGCTTGCTTGTCGGCTTCATCAGCTTTTATTTTGTCAGCAAGCTGTTTGCCAACATCACCTATTGTTCCTCGTGTTTCCTCAAGAGCTATTTGCGTTGCTATTTGGTAGTCAACACCCTGATTGACAAGTACGTCAATTCTAGAGTTTATGTTTGCATCATTTTTATTTATTTGCGTTTGCGACTCTGCAATTGCTTGCTGTATTGCAGCATTTGAATCAACGCCTTGCTTAACAAGAGCATCAATCCTTCCATTCAATTCGCCTTGAATATTTTGAACTTGATTGCTTGTTGTTTGTTGTGCTGAAGCAATAGCATTTTGAATGTCTTGGCCTTGTTTTACACGAGCATCTACTTCATCTTTTTGAGCTTGAGTTAAATTATTGAACTGTGTTTTTTGGTCGGCAGACAGATTTTTTACTGCCAAATCAAGCTGACCTTGTGTTGCCAAGTCTTTTGTGGCACCAGTAATGGCGGTGCTCACATCAGCAGCAGTAAGCGCAGGATTGGCCGACATATAGTCGGTTATTGACTTGGTAACGTCAGCCATCTTCAAATTAGGATTGGCTTCCATTGCCGTTTTAATTTGCTGCGCCACATCAGCGGGCGTAATGCCTGCCGGAAACTGGATGCCTGCAATTGAATCATTGATTGCTTTTGTAACGGCATCAATAGTTATCCCACTTGTTGCCGGAGTGACAGGAGGTGCAACCACTGGAGGGGTTACTGGCGGGGTGACCACTGGAGGAGTGGCTACAGGCTGAGTTACCGGAGAAACGACTGGAGGCTGGACAACAGGCGGCTCTACAACTGGAGGCGTGACTACAGGGGGCACGACAGGAGGAGGTATGACAGTAGGCTCAACAACTGTCGGCGTTACTACCGGAGGTGTTACTGGCGGAGTGACGACAGGCGAGATAACTTCAGGAGGCGTCACAACTGGCGGAGTCACCACTGGAGGCTCAACCTCAGTAGGCTCTACAACAGGCGGGGTTACTACAGGCGGAGTAACGGGAGGAGCAACTTCAGAAGGATTTGGAACAGGCTCTTCTGTTTTAGGAGCAGGAGGCAACACTTCGGGCGGCACAACTTCCGAAGGAGTTACAGGGGTCTCTGTTATTGGTTGCTGAACATCTGGAGTCTCAACAATCGGGGGCGTCACTGAAGTTGGTGTAACTATTGGAGTCTCAACAACTGGCTGTTCAGTCTTGGCAACAGCAGTAGCCTCTCCAGTTGATGCGCTAACTTTGATGTCTACCTTTGACCCAACATCAACATCACCAATTGTTTTTACAATGGATTGTGTTCCAGTAGCGTCATTTTGAACTAAAGAAATTCCATCATTGTTGGTTGCAAGAACAGTTCCTGTGGAGGTTGCATTGGAGGCTGAATTTGTAGATGCGCCCGTTGTATTGTTTGCTTCAAAAGTTTCAGTTTTTGCAATAGCGGTGGTTTCGCCAGTTGAGCCACTTACAACCAAGTCTACTTTTGCACCAACCGTGGCATCACCAATTGTTTGAACGGTGTTCTGCGATCTAGTGGTGTCGTTTTGAACCAGCGCAGTCCCGTTTCCATTGATAGCAAGCACGGTTCCAGTGTTGTCAAAGCTAATTGGCTGATTATCAACAGTTGTAGTGGTGTCACCTTTTGTATTTGCATTAGCAAGAGCTTTATTAAAAGCATCATTGCTGCTGGCTGGCCCAGAACCCCCGGTACTTTCATCGCCTTGTAATTCAACGGGTGAAGCAACGCCAGTATTTTCGTCTCCCGCGCTGTTTAAATCAACTTCATTTACAAAATTTGCTGGCCTACTTGGAGGAATTATTTCATTTTTTTCTGGATCTACATCTCCGCCAGTGACGCTTACGCGAAAAGGTCTACCTTCTTTTTCTAACCCTATAAACTTACCCTGTTCGTTGTACAAGTTGTAGTCGCTATCACGGTAAGAGCCATCTGGCATCTTAAAAAGGCCAGTGGAATAATCATAAGTTGTTCCATTTTCAAATGTTTTGGTGCCAGTAGATTGCACGGGTTTTGAAACGCCCGCATCCGAAACAACTCCGGTATTTACCGCAGCGGTTTGCTCACCACCGGCCATTGTGGTGTCCGCAGGCTTCCAAATAGATGCTTTGTACGCATCTACATTGCCGCCAAATTCTTGGTACGCTTTGTAGTCAGGAAAGCCTGCTTCCTTCGCTTTTGTTGCCGCAAAAGACTCAAGCTCAGGAATAGCCGTTTCTGTGTAATCCTTGCCAGCAAACTTTTTGGCTTCTTCATCCGTAATGGAAAGACCGTAATCGCGCTGGGCCAAGTTCTTTACATCCGATGTAGACAACAAGCGGCCAGCGTCTTCGCTAAAGTCAATTTTTGATCCATCAGCGCCGGTAAGATCCATTGGCTTTTGATTGATGCCAGCGGCATTAGTAAACTGCTGCACGCCTTCTTGCACAAACTTGCCGTCCTTGGTCAAGGTCATGCCATTGGACAAAGACCAGTTGCCATCCTTGTCTTGCGTGGTGGCAGTAATAACACCAGAATTTATTGCATCAATGGTTGCATCGCGTGTTGCAACTTCGGCCAATGCCTTGGTGTAGTTCTCTGCTGATTTGTCTGCTTCGGATTTTGAAGCCGCCCAAAGGTCATAATTGGATTGATAATCTTTGGAGGCGTCTTGAAGTCTTTGAGCAAGATTGCCATCTTTTGGCGTTTCAATATCAGACTTGATGGCGTTAAAGTCTGCTACTTTTTTGTCTATATCAGCGGCTTTGGTTGGCAACGAGTCAAGCATTGGCTTGTTGTCGTTGTATAGCTTGGTGGCAGCATCTTGAATTTCTTTTGACTTGGCTGCGGCAGCATTTGCTTTATCTGCTGCTGCATTTGCCGCATCAATAAACGATTGCTGCGAGGGGGCATCATATGCATATTGAAAATTAGTCCTTTCCTCCCCGCCGCGAGTTATTGATACATAAGTTCCAGTAACCCTTGCGGGCACTGCCATTCCTTCGCCAAGATCAATGTTTTGGTAACCGAGTTGTTCTAACTTGGCACTATAGTTTTCAACCGCCCACTTGTTGTCTTCAAATGCTTTTTTGTTGGTGTTAAAAGTAGATGCCTGAACATCGTTTGCTGAAATTAGATCATCGTATTGCTTCTTAAATGGGTTGTACTGATCATCAATTGTTTTTTGGTACGCAGCGGTATCATCGTTGACCGACTTGCGTAAATCTTCAGCAGCTTTTAATTGTTTGTCGTATTCGGACTTTTCAGCAGCATATTTTGCTTGTGCTTTTTCTGTTGCATCGGTGTTTGTGGTTAATGACTTATACGTCTCCTTTGCCTTGTTGATCAAAGACGATTCAGCCATGTTGATGCTGGCGTAAGCAATGTAGTTGCCAACGGCTTGCGCTGGGTCACCTTTGCCAGACACTATGGTGTTCAATGCGGTGCTTGTGGCACCCTTCATCAAATTAATAGTGGTAGGGCTTAAACCCCAGTTGGGATTTTTATTGATTGAGTCAAAGTAGCTATCGGTTGATGAGTAGATTAATCCAGAGGTAAAGCCAGAAGAGATGCCTGTTGCAATTGACTTGCCGCTAAGTGCTGCGTTGATACCTCCAATTAAAGACGAGTTCAGACTAGCGCTTGCTACCTTTGAAATCTGCACAGCCGTATCCGCTGGCAAATTGAACGTCTCCATCATGGAGTCGGTGAAGTCCCCGGCCCACTGATTGGTTGTGTAGTTCTTGATGTCCGCGCCTATTTGCGTGTCAGACATGAAGCTGGTAGTAGCATACGATATGGCGGCAGACTTTGCTATGTCTTCAAGATTACCGCCTTTGGCCGCAGTAATAACCGCAGACGTAACGTAAGGCGGTATACCGATTGCCATACCCGCATAAGACAATAGCGTCGGAAGCGGATCCTTGATAATTGCTTTGATTGTGTCTCCAGCAAAGTCACCTAGCTTCTGAATTCCTTTGCCAACTGCGCGGAGAGCATCGCCCGCGACATCTCCAACGGCTCTTAGTCCGTCACCAATCTTGTCTCCAAGCCATTGAACCGCCTTAGAAAGACTCATTCTTAACCCCTTTGCTTACCAGTTGATACGGTAAAAACGCTGTCGTCTTTGTCAAAGTGCGTTTTAACTTCGGGGTCTTTCATTTTTTTAGCCGCAAGTTTTAGCATTGTGACTATTTCTGTAGTATGCGGAAAAGCCACAAGAAAATCAAAACCAATTTTTCTGGCGGCGGCCATAAATTGATGCATATTCTCAATGTAATTTTTTGCAATGTCTCCGTTGTAGCTCTGCACAACACCAACACGGCCTTCAAATGCGGCAATTGTAAAAAGGGTGTTTCCCTCTCTGATGCGTATCAATCCTTTGTTGCTGTACATCTTAATCATTGCCGCATAAAGCATACGCTCAGGAGAAACGTGCCCTTTTTTTGCCGCCTCTTCAAGAGTTTTTTGACCATATTTATCATCATGCGCCGCTACTGCAAAAATGTCAGTAGGGTTGAGCATATGCTTCTTTGAGTCAACGGGATGGATTCCTTGTGCGGCCATATAGCTACCTACCTACACTTGGGTTAACGGCATTTACCAGCGCTTCCGCCCAATCATGCCAATCATTAAACTGGTCAGTCCTTGGAATGGCCTCGTTTGTAAAAACGTCAATGGCAGACAACCCGTTGCCCCAAGTCTTCCAGTCAGTGGTTGGTGATGGTATCTCAAGCTGCTGAGGAGAATAAAGCTCCACCATGAGCGATGCCCACGAGTCAAACGTGTGGTAGCGGGGGTCGTATACCTGTGCCGGATTAAGAGCCATATGGCCTCGTATCGCCGATCTCAGCGGTTACTAATAGCTTACCAAGCTGGTAATTCCCGCCAACAACATTGGAGACAAAACGCAGCCTGATTTCCCTGCGCTGCTCACGCATATCTAATTTGCCGGTGTTCTCATCAAAGACGTATGGGCCAGTAGTCACGTCCTCGGCCTGAGCAAATGGCCGTCCTGTAACATAAATTTCCATCTCACCGGATTGCACAAAGTCAGGCTCAATGCGGTCAACCCGAAGCCATCTGTTTGCACCTTCCGGCGATGGCTGTGATGGGCCACCACTTACCCAGCCTAGATCATTGGTCTCAAAATAGCTTGGGATGGCAGTCACTTCTTGGCCGTTTACCTCATCGGTGCCAATCTCGTGCTGGTAGAAGTCAATCAAGTTTGGCGGAGTTGAAAACGTCAAGGTATTTGTTCCGCTTGCTGTTGCGGCCAAGGAAAGCTCAATTGCCTGCGCGTAAATTGCAGTCACAGGAATTGAAAAACCAGAACCAGTACCGCCTAGCGATGCCGCCGTTGCGCTCAAAACATCGCTAACTGCATAGTTGGCTCCCCTAGCAGTGATGGTCACGGACGTTACCGAAGCACCAGTAATGACGATAGTCGCCTTTGCATTAAATCCCAAACCGCCAGTAAGGCTGACATTGGTGTATGTTCCATTGGTGTACAAAGTGCCGCCTGTGATGGCACCAATTGTTTTGATGGCGCTAGATGTAATGCCATTAACGGTAGACCCAGTTGCTATTCCCGTCCCAGAAACAACTTGCGACAAAACGGCGGATGATTGATAAGTGTCTGTGTATGCAAAGTAGCTTCCACTTGTCAGCACATAGGCAGCAGAGAATACTTTGACGCTCTTTGTGGTCGTCCAGCCAGCCTCGATTGGGTAGGCAAACACTTGCGAGAAGTACCCTGCACTACGGTATGCGCCAGTTGATTGGCCTACGTCATACCAAACATTCTCACGCACGTTGTAGACAATGGCATCAGTGCATTCTGTTGCGTTACCACGAGGATAGAACCACCAAATCTCGCCAAACCTTGGCACCTTGGTAACCCATACCTTTTGACGCTGGTTGTAGTTCAGGTTGTCAAAGAACCAGTTCTGGTTCATGTTGTTTGGGATTTCCTTCACAACACCGTTGTACATCAGGAATCGGTCAACTCCACACCAGTAGTACACGCCATCGTACTCAATGGCGCACTGGCTGGACATGATGGATGACTGGCTGCTGATGATGTCGTAACGCCAATATTGGGCAGGAGTTCCTGTCCCGCCGATGTAGGACACGCGAATTAGGCTGTCAACGCTCCAAAACAGGCCAGAAGGCGAGTTGGAGCCGCCCCTGACGGGTAAGCCTTGGACAATCTTTCCGGTCGCTACATTGGTCGCATTTGCGTCCGCAGACACCCAGTCGTTGGTGTTGCCTGCCGCGCAGTTTTGGATCAGGCCGTTGTTGCCGTACACAAACACATACGGGTGTAAGGACACAACCCCGCCAGAGACCGAGATGTTGTTGTTGAACGTGATCGTGGTTGCGCCAGAGCTTGCGGTTGCCGCATTTGAGATTGTCACCGCTTGGAATTGACCAAGGGTAAAAACAAGCCCAGTGGTTGTGCCTGCGGTGGTGACAATTGCTGGGCCTCCCGAAGTGGCCGACAAAGTAAAATCGGTTGCAAAGGTTGTCGTGGCTATGATGAAATAGGTTGTGGCGGTCGCAATGCCAGTTGCAGTGCCTGTCAACGTACCAGAAGTTCTTACCGTCTGACCAACAAACAACCCTGCGGTTGAGGTGCAGCTACATTGACCCCCTATCCCAGTAACGGCAACAGCGCCCAAGTTTGGCGCAGAAAGCGTTGAAGCGGTGACGGTAGTGCTTGCGGGGATGCCTGTGCCAGAAATAGATTGTCCAGCGCCAATCAAGGTGTTGGTGACAGCTAACGACATTGTGGTGGTGCTATTTAACACCATGCTGGCAGTAAACACGCCAATCTGGCTCATTGTCGAGCCAACAATGTCGCCTATCAAGACTGGGGTATTGACTGTGTTAGTGATGTCATAAAGATTTTGGCATGGGGAAGCAAGTAATGACTGAATTCCAGAACCAGCCACATCATAAAAACCATCAAACTGCCACAAGTTACTGTTTGAGGCAGTGAAGTTTGACAGCGTGTAGTTGGTAAATCCAGCGCCAACCCCGTTGTTGTCAACACCAAAGGACTGCAACCCATTGTTGTACCCGCTGTAGATGTAATTAGTACCGCTTTGTGCGTTTAGCCAAACACCACGCGAAGGGCCGGTCAACTGAGCAGACATGACCCTATACCCGCCAATTTTGCGAGGACGGCCACGCTGGAACCTAACCCATTGACCAGAGGTGTAAAAGTTTTTGTCAAAGACTGTTCCATCCCGCTGGATGCCGGGTTGCGTGCCAAGAGAAAAGACTTTTTGTCCCATTAGTATGTGCCGCCAAAAACTCCGCTGGTAAAGTTGCCAGTACCAGTAATTGACAGTCCTGTTGCCGTGAGGTCAAATCTTTGCGTTCCAAGGATAGAGATACCAAACTCACCAGATCCGGGACGGTAAATACCTGTTGAGGTCTCCGAGCCAAAGTTCAACGATGGGCCGCCAGCCGTTCCATCAATAAGCGACAAAGAATTAGCGCCTGCGGTAATGGTTGCCGCATTGAGCAAGTTGGTAGAGTCGCAAACAAGAATTACTTGTTGACTAGGGGTTATTACTGCCGAAGATGCCCCAGACACATTGGTGGTAAATGTGATCGTGTATCCCGGCCCGCCACCATTTGTCTGATTTGTGACGTAGTAGACCTGAATTGTTTGCGGCACCACAATGGTGACGTTGCCAGTCAAAATGCCTGTGTACTTCTGGATGGTGTTTGACGCCTCTGCGGCGGTCAATGTGTACGTTCCAGAGGTAACTGCCTTGGTCAACTGGCTGAAGTTGAATTGCGTGTTTTGACCAAGACCAACGGTGTAAAAAGCCGAGCCAGAACAGCAAATAATGCACGAGTCATCAGGCTGCAAAATGATGGAAGCAGCGCCATTAATCAGGTTACCACCCGATGGGGAAACGGTCAGCGTACCAGTGCCGCCGTTTCTAAGCAGCATGAACCAATTATTGCCAAGCGTGCCGACAGAGGAGAGCGTTAGGGTTCCAGCGCCGCCAGTCCAAACGTAGGATGTTGCCCTGTCAGTAGTAAGCGCCGTGTAGTTTGTTCCAAATGTTTGTACAGGGTGCGCAGTGTTGAGCGTGTTGGTGATTGCAAGCAGCCCATATCCAGCAAGCGTTGCGGCATCAGTATTGGATGAACCCAAACCAAACGCAATGATTCCCCAAGTGCCAGACTCAGTTGGATTTGCAGTGATGTAGATGTACTGCGCCTGACTGGGCTGCACAGTAACGATTACATGGGCACCAGAGTAGTCATAAACCGTAACTGCAAAGCTGCCAGTATTGCGGATTAAGGCATCCTGACCAACAGAGGCTTGGTTTGCTGGCGGCATATACAGGCCGTATGCAGCGGATGATGAACTAACCTGCATGATCCGAGCGGCCACACTGTCCGTAACGCTGCCATTGATGGGCCACTGCAACTGCGTATTTGCAGTCAGGGTAATTGAACGGAACGAAACGTCCGTTGGCTGGATTACTTGTCCAGTAAAAGGTGATGTAAAACTCATGTGTCCCTCACAATTGCTTGGCGGTCAGCTACGCGAATCACATTCTCGTTTTGCAATACAGCAATGATTTTGTCGTACTGGCCTTGCCACATGGGAATGCGCTCGTCGTTTTTCAGGAAAGGCATTGCTTGCAGCAACGAGCCATAAAGTAACGCCTGTGGGGCGTATTGGGTGAACCAGTTGGATTGGTTGGTCGAATCAAGGGGCTGGTTGCGCTCGTAGTACAAGACCTCGTAGCTGTACGCAGCCGCCGGGGTGGGCGCTATCAGCCAATGCTCGTAGTCGTAGTCGCAGAAGTACAGTGGAACGTCCGTTGAACTGGCGCTGGGCCAATACTCACGCAAGTATTCGTAGGTGCGCAGCAGGACGGGTTGGCGTTTACCGGCCACCGTCACGTTCATGGAGACCGTCTTGCGCCAACGCGCTGGCTTTGCAATGGTGGCCTCGCCCAGAACCATGTTGCTGCCCACCACCACCAAGTTGCCAAGGAATTTGATCTCGGAGGCAATAATTTGCTCCGCCAGCATGATGAACTGAGGAATTTTTGCCAGCGTGGCGGCGTCCGTCCGCTCCAAGTAGGACTGAATGTCTTCTACAAGGGAGTCATACGTCATTACCGAAGCGGTTGTCATCTGTTTTCCTTATCCGACATTGCGCTCGAAATGTGGGCAATCCACCAAGGACTTGAAATTCCCGCCCCAACGGTTTTTTGGGTGTAGCGACTCCCAATAGGTTCCCAAAGGCGCGAGGACGCCCTTGTCCCATATTATCTGCCCATCCTTGAAGAAATTCAAGTCAATCGCGCACCTCTTCAGGTGAATTGAATTAAGGGTCTTAGAGCGGCCTGTATTGACGTAAATGGCCTGTTGCTCTGGTGTGCGTGCTAACTCGCCTCCAGTGACCATAAAACCTTGTTCTGTGGCGTATTTGATGAGGGCGCAGGCATCCAGTAGGAATGCGGCTTGTTCTTGACTCAGGCTCATTCTTTGCCCCCTTTACGCATCTCCATGACCTTCTCAACGGTACGACCGCCAAAGTAAGCAGTCATCACCAACATACCCCATTGGCCCAGCAAATTGACGTAGGCTTCTTGAACTTGAATCCCTGCGGCGCTTAGACCAGCAAAAATCAAATAAGCGGTGAGGATGTACAGCAGAGTGCCGGGGCGTATATTCTTAGATAACCACGAGTCGGAAGCCATATCAGCCTTCCAACGGTCAGTGACGTTGTTGTCTTGGCTGGCTTGAGCCGCCAACAAGGCTTTGAGTTCTTCCTGCTCCAAACGGGCTTTCTCAATGCCGAGTTCAAGCAAGCGCTCTTCGTGGTCATATTGCAACTGGCGCAACTTGGCGACCTCAGCATCAGATGGATTGTCGGAAATCTTCACGCCAAGGGCGTTCTCGACAACTTCTTTGCCCTTTGCTTGAATCGCAGAAGACAAAAGACCCAAGCCGTTTGAAGCGAGGGTCGAGAGTAGGGAGGCTACGATTGGAATCATGTCAGTCCTTTCCAGTTACAGTTTTGAGTGATTTGCTCACTGGAACCTTCTCTTCCAAGATTGCAATGTGCATTCGGTTCTCTGCAATCTGGTCTCGGTTGCGTTGAATCTCTTTTTCAAGGTCTTGGCGCAATTTTTCACGGGCCAGTTCGGCTCCAGTGTTTGAAGCCTGCTTGTTATCTGATGTGACAACAAGCGAAATTTTGCTATTGAGGATGGTGACCTCATGCGCCAAGTTGGACAAGGCGCTCATCAGGTAGACGACGCAAGAAAATAACAGAGGAAGAAGAGCGAACGTAATCTTCTCAATGAGTTGACTTTTTGCTTCCATGCTATGAATTTTTTCCTCGCTCATAGTCCAAGCACCTTCTTGACAAACTCAGCAGCAACACCCGGCCCTAAAAGCACCGCCGCTATGACCACATACAAGAGGTACTCAATCCTGTTCATGCGCTTGGAGCCATCGTCAAAGCGTGCCTGTATGCCCTCATACCGCTGGGCGCAGATTGCCTCATGCACGCTTAGGCGCTTGTCGGTCTCCGTGGCAAGTTCGTGAACTGCTTCCATAATCAGTTTTCCTGTTCGGCAATCTCAATGTCTTTTGGCTTTGCGGCCTCTTGGATTGCCTGCACTAACTGGTACACCTCTTGGTAAGGACGAGTTCCAAGGTAGCCAAGGATTTGGTTTACGACTTCGACTGGGAGTGATAGTTTCATGATTTATCCGAACATAAGAAAGAATTTGCCGCCGCTGCCTGTGACTGCACCAGCGCTGAATATCCATCCCAACGACCCGTTGTTGGTTGAGTTGGCCCCTGCGTACCAAGTGCTTGACAGGTTGTACGCACGCACACCAGTGATGGCTAAGTAATCAGGCGTTGTGACCGTACCGCTTGACAGGATCAACGTGCCGGGGCTAGATGCCGATGTGCCTTGGATTGTCAGCACCTTGCCGACTGTGCCTGTGCCGGTGAATTGAGTCACCGTCTGGGTTGTTGTGTCAATGGTGATGTTGGTTGCGGCTGTCGCACTGTAGGTGTTGGTGATGTTCTTAAAGGTGTTGTTGCCGGAGATCGTCAACGCACCAGCACCGCCTTGGTTCAGGGTGATGCCTGAGTAGGAGATGCCGCCGCCAGCAAAGGTCTTGGCAGATGCGCTAGTCAGGCTGATTGTGCCTGTGCCTGTGACTGTAAGGTTTGTTGAGTTTGTGGCAACAAATCCACTTGTCCCTGCAATCAACAAAGTTCCAGAACCAAGGGCAACTGTTCGGACGTTTGAGTAAGAAGATGCAAAACTAGAGTTTGCCCCTGAAAGGGTTACGTTGTAAGTGTTTGCGTTAAACGTGCCTCTTACAACATCAACAGCCCCTCCAATGTTTCTGCTAGTCTCAAATGCGTCTTGCAGTGTTACAGACCCTCCGGGCGTATCTATGGAAAACGGCTGAGTAAACGTCCTGCCTGCGCTTGTAATTGTCTGACTGCCGCGCCCTGAAAAGTTCAAATACCCCGTACCCGTCAGCGTAGTGCCAGTACCGTTGATCCAGTTGCCGTAGATCGTAGGTGTAGTTGTTCCTGTAGCCAGCGTCATCGTGTTGCTGGTACGGGCAGACATATCAATCGTGCCGATGTTGTAATTGGCGTTGACCGTTACTGTGTTGCCGCTAGACAAACCAGTTGCTTCAAAGAGGCAGGTATCTTGTGCAAGCGGGAAGTTGTTTACCGCTGGCGCACCACCGCTAGTAGCCGCCCAACCAATCGCGCTCCAGTTGCCACCAGCAGCAAGGTTCCAGTACCGAGTAACCCCTGCACCAAACGTAATCCCGCTGTTGCCTTTAGCGTCACCCAAGCGAGTACCAGATACAGGAGCAGCAGCACCAGCAATAGTGATGTCACGGAAGTCAGCGTCTGTTCCTGAGAAAGCAGCACAGGTCAATGTGCGTGTTGTGCCTATGGTGTCTGAACGCAAGAATTGACGCATTGTTGCGTTGGTTCCTGCGGAGAGCGTTAGAGTACCGTTGATGGTTTGGTTGTCGCCCATGACGGCATTTTTTAATCCAGCGGATGTGATGCCAGTCAACGACAGGTTGTTGAAGGTGTTGCCATTACCACCACCCCCATATATTGATATCGTACCTGCAATAGTGCTAGTAAAACTTACGTTATAAAAAGTTTGGTTGTTTCCAAAAAGTATTGGGCTAGAGGAAGATAGATTTATTTGAGATGTACTTGCGGTGCAAGTTAAATTAGCGCGATTTGTTTCAACGGTTCCAAAATTAATTGGGGTAGTACCGGAAATAGTTGTTGTTCCTGTTCCAAAATTTATGGTTCTTAAATTTACATTGTTTGAACTTATACCTGCTGTTGTTAAATTATAAGTAGCAAGACTAAATGAACCATTTGTCACAGTTAATGTTGACGATCCTATGTCCAATGCACTGCCAAGCGTCCAACCACAACCAACACCGTTAACCGTAGTAGCGGAAGCCAGCGTCACACCATTAGTCGTTAGCGTCCTGCCTGTACTAGAACCAGTCAGCGTAATTGTTCCGGTGTAGGAGTTTGTAATACCCGTAGCAGCCAAACTCACATCGCCGTGGATAGCCAATGGCGCAGTGCCAGCAAAAGTCACGTTACCCACAGCAGGGCCAGCCATCGTCAATGCAGCACAACGAAGCTGCGTGGCTGTGCAAGTGACCGTGTACGCCGTGGCGTTGGATAGCGAGTCAAATATCACTGCATCCGCAGATGTAGGAACCGATGCAGGGCCAGCACCACCAGAGGTTGTTGCCCAGTTGGTTGTGGTCGTTGCGTCCCATGTGCCTGTGCCACCACGCCAGTAGCGCGTTGTAGCGGTAGGAGCAGCGGTAAGGATAAATCCCGTGCCACCGGTAGAGTTAGCGCCAGCATAAAACTCGCCGGGGGACGTACCTGACATAGCTGCGGTGCCAAGAGCAAGGTAGTCTACGCCGGATACCCGCGCACCAGCAATCGTAAATGTTGCCGCTCCCGTAACTGTGACTACGTTGCCTACCGTGCCGGTAACTGTCCACGCGCCATAGGTTACTGATGTAGCAAAGAATGAAATTGTGTGGGCAACAGTTTTAGTAGACGCAAGTTCTGTGAATTGACCGCCACCTGAAATATCTAGTGTTGATATGCCAGTTGCCCCGCCAATCGTAAGTTTGTTATAGGAAAGCCCGTTAGCATTAAAAGTTCGTGCTGAAGTGCTAGTGTCAGAAAGAACAATATTAGCTGTGCCTTTATAAAAGGCCAAAGTTGCGCTGGCTGTCCAAACAGTTCCTACTCCAGATAGTGTCCATGTGCCACTACCCATCTTTAAGGTTGCGGAAGTTGCATTTGCAGAAAATAAACCCGTAGTCACGTTGTACGTCACAGCATCAAACGTGCCGCTGGTCAGGGTCAGGGTTCGTGTAGCGCCAACCGTTAGAGCATCAGCAAGTTGTACAGTGCCTGTTACGGAGTCAATTGTTATTGGGCATCCAAAAGTTATTGCATTACTCGTAATGGTTTGAGTGCTACGTCCACCAAATGTAATAGTTCCCGTTGTACTTGAGGATGTAACGCCTGTACCAAACAACCAATTACCATAAACAGATGGCGTATTGGTGCTAGTTGTCAACGTCATTGCACTTGTTCGTGCAGAAGCGTTAAACGTACCGATGTTCCACGCGGCGTCAATTGTGATTGTTCCTGTCACACTACCCGTGTTGTCAAACACCGCAGTGTCTTGCGCTAACGGAAACTGATTGATGTCAGGCGTTCCACCAGAAGCAGGACACCAACCCGTAGCGCTCCAGTTCTGAGCGCCAGCAAGGTTCCAGTACACCGTCTTAGCAACAGGGAACGTGATGCTTGTGTTGCCACCGCAGTCCCCCGCCCTTGTTGGCGATGATCCTGCCGCAGCACCAGCAAGCGTGATGTCGCGGAAGTCGCAGTCGGTAGCGGAGAGAGTGCCAACAGTTAGAGTGCGGGCAGTTCCTATAACGCTAGAGCGGACAAAAATGCGGCGTACTGCTGTGGCTCCAGCAACGGTGAGGGTTCCGGTGATGGTTTGGTTCGCCCCGAATCTACAGCCAATAAAACCAGCAGAGGCGGGGGCTGTAAAGGTTAAATTATTAAAAACATTAGCCCCAGTTATATCGCATGTCCCGGCTGTTGTCCCTGTAAATGTTGCGTTATAAAAAGTAGCTCCGTTCCCAATAATAGAAGCCACCGCAGATATATTTATTTGAGATGTTCCAGAATTAAAAGTTAAAATTGGGTTTACAAAATTGATTGGAGTAGAACCGCTAAAAGTTAATGTGCTTGACCCAAGGCTAATTGCCGCAACTGTAGAACTAGAGGCTTGAATACCAAGAGCGGTAACATTGAAATTTTTAGTGTCAAACGTGCCGTTGGTGACGGTCAACGTAGTTGTGCCAATGTTTAGTGCATCAGCAAGTTGAACTGTGCCGCCATAAGAATCAACAGTTAGCGCCTGTGTAAATGTTTTTGCAGCACTGGTAATTGTTTGCGTATTGCGACCTGAGTAAGTAAGTGCGGCTGTGCCAGATAGAGTTGTACCAGAACCATTTGTCCAATTACCATAAATAGTGAATGCGGTTGTAGCCAACGTCATTGCGCTAGTGCGACCAGACATATCTACCGTGCCCGTATAGGGGATGGAGGCATTCATTGTGATCGTGCCAGTCACCGAGCCAGCATTGGTGAATGTTGCAGTGTCTTGCGCTAATGGAAAGTTGTCTGTTGATGGCGTACCTGTTGATGTGGTTGCCCAGCCTGTTGCAGACCAGTTTTGCGCCCCAGCAAGGTTCCAATACACCGTCTTGGCTGCATCAAAAGTAATTCCGGAGCAACCAGCCAAGTTGCCGATGCGTGTGCCAGAGATAGGCGCAGAAGTGCCAATGACGTAGATGTCGCGGAAGTCTGCATCAGTCAGGCTTGGTGCGCTGTTGATGGTGAGGGTTTGGGCAATGCCGTATGTGACTCCACGGAACCATACTCGGCGGTTACCTGCTGTGCCTGTGGTGGACAGTGTGCCGTTGATTGTTTGGCGAGAGTCAAAAGTAACTTGCGTTACGCCAGCCGATGCTGGTGCAGTCACAGTCAAATTGTTAAACGTGTTTGCACCAGAAATGGGTTTTGTTTGTGCGGCTGTTCCTGTAAAAGATACGTTGTAAAAAGTTACACCAATACCCAAATTTGACCCACCATCAATCGAAACAACACCGCCCGAACCAATAATTGAGGAAGTTCCTGCATTAAAAGTTAAATTTGTGTTGGTGGTAAAAGAAACTATTGTTGTGCTTGCAGTCAACGTCACCGTACTGCTACCCAGATTGATCGTGCGGGTGTTGCTGTTGCTGGACGACAGGGATGTCGCAGTGACGTTGTAGTTGTTGGTGGTGAAGGTTCCTTGGGTTAACGTGATAGCACCAGACAAAGTAAGCGTTCCACCAAGACTCAATGTTGCAGTGGCAGCGTTAATCGTGACCGAAATTACAGATACGTTGTAGTTTGTGGTTACTGTAAAACTACTGTCAATAGTTACATCGTCGGCAGCGCCGGGAACAGACGCACCACTAGCGCCACCAGATGTGGCAGACCAGTTTGTCGTAGTGGTCGCGTCCCAAGTACCTGTACCGCCAACCCAAAAACGTGCAGCCATGCTTTACTCCTGTGGAGTTTCAGCGGGAGGTGCAGTTACCACGGCAATCCAGTTGTCCACACGTTGCTGCTTCATCGCTTGGATTTCAGCATCGGTAAGCGTGTGGTCATCCGGTAGATGCAAGGCATCAGCAAACTTGCCGTGGGCGGTTTCAAATTCAAAGTCGATCTTCATGTCATGCTCCTTATGCTTGAGTCGCTACAGCGACCACATCCCAACGAGTGTTTGTGCTGTTGTAGATGCAGCCAACGTAAACCATTTTATTCGCGGTAGTGGTGGTGGGCAGCGTTACGCCAATGACGGTGTAGGTGGCGTTCCAAGAGATGGTCTGGGCAGTGCCGTTGTCCAAGATGCGGATCGTCAGCCTGTTGCCGTCCACTGGGGTGCCTGTGGGCGCTGCCACCGTCAATCCTACCGCCTGAGCGGTCAGGTTGTACTGGTCAAAGGATGATATGTCTGGCGTCAGTGTGGCAGTTGATGCGGAGCTAGAAGTCCGTGGATCAATGCGTTTGTTGGTCAATGTTGCAGTCCCGCTGCCAGTTGGAAAGCCGCTTGCTGTGTTTGTGTTGTTGCCAAGGGCCGTGACAACGCCAGTGCCTGTAGTGGTCGTTGCAGGAGCAACCCCAGCGCCACCACCCAAGACGATCGCACTAGCCGCCAATACGGCAGAGGTAGCCCAAGCCGTTCCGCTGGTAAAGTAAGGAATACCTCCGCTTGTTCCGGCCACGGTCAGGGCCAAGGTGCCGCTTGTGGTGATTGGAGAGCCGCCAACAGAAATAATGCCGCCAGTGAACGACTGGGCCACCGATGAGACGGTTGCGGAAGATGAAGTATTGGATGCCAGCAGCTTTACAACGCCTGAACTGTTTTTGAAGTACAGCTTCTCGTCTAGGGTGTTTAAGGCAAGTTCGCCTGCGACCAAATTGCCAGCAAGCGGAGCAGTAGCAGCCGTGGTGCTGTAGTACAGCGATATGGGGGTGTAACCAGTTGCAGCCATTTTTTCTTCCTCAGAAAGTGCCACCAGTAACGCCTGCGGTCAGGGCATTATTGGTGTAATTGTAGGTCAATAAGGTGTTTGTTGTAGTGGGTTGATTGCCTGTGGCACTGGCAGAAAAATGAAGATAATTTGTTGCCCCAGTGCCCGCCGTAAGAGCCACGTTGGTGGCGTTTGTTGCAGTACCAGCAGTCGCCGCATTCAGGTTGGCTACCTGCGTAGTGGAGGCCACAGTAAATGGTGCCGTACCAGTTGCCAAGGTTGAGGTAATAACACCAGTGGCCGATACCGTGGTAAATGCGCCTGTGCTGGCCGTAGTAGCGCCGACCGTGCCATTGATGTTGATTGAAGCCGTGCCAGTCAGGTTGGTGACCGTGCCACTGCTTGGAGTACCCAGAACGCCGCCATTGACCAATACAGATCCTGCGGTGCCTACCGCAATAGCTAAAGCAGTTGCAACCCCAGTACCTAGACCAGTGATAGAGCCTACCGCTGGCGTAATCGTGGTGTTGCCTGCCAAGGTAAGCTGGCCCTGTGCATTGACCGTAAAGGTTCCCACCGCCGTGGCCGAACCATATGCGCCAGCGGTAACCGCTGTATTGGTTATGCTGAACTGCGTGCCAGTAAGGGTTAATCCTGTGCCCGCCGTGTAGGTTCCCGCGCCAGAGAACTGCGTCCAAGAGATTGGACTTGTGCCAACCGTGGTCACTGGTAGGGTCTGCACCCAGCCTGTGTTGGCGTAGAGCGTACCGCTGGTGACAAACGTAAAGTCGCCGCTGGCAATCTCAACATTGGTGTCAAAGTCAGTAGCGCGGGTAAGAACCGTGCCGCCAGTGGCCCATGTGTAGATGCCGTTGTTGGCAGACGTAACTTCGTTCTTGATGAGCAAACGGTCGCCATTGACCAGCGTGTAACCATCCAAGACGGTCAAAGCAACCGACAGGGTAAGGGTTGCCCCGACCCCTGAAGCGCCATTGTTGTAAGTTACCGTGCCGCCAGTGATTGAGGCAAGGGTTGCTGGAGTGGCAGCACTACAAGATGCATGGACATTTAGACTCTGGGCTACTGCGTCCACATACTGTTTGGTGGCAAGCTGCAACGCCGATACGGGGTCTTGGGTAACGGCCACCGAAGTCAGTCCGCCAAGAGTCAAAGATGAGCCGCCAAGCGATATGGCGGTTGTTCCTACGGTCAAAGAGCTATTGGTCAGTGAGGCATTGGCTATGTTGGAAAGCGTGTTATTTGCCCCGCTGATGGTCTTGTTGGTCAGCGTCTGGCTACCCGTCAGCGTTGCCACGGTGCTGTCTATGGCAATGGTCACCGCAGCAGACCCGTTGTAGCTTGTGCCAGACAGCCCAGTGCCAATGGTCAAAGCGTTGGAGGCTGTGGCCGTCACGGTGACTGAACCACCCAAACTCACCGATGAGCCGTTGATGGTGATTGCGCTGTTGGTCAGGCCAGCATTGGGGATTGTGGTGGCCGCAGTCATCACGCCAGTGCCGTTGCCGTACACATAGCCCGTCAATGTTGCTGCGCCAGTGCCTCCGTTTGAGGCATTTAGAACTCCACCCAATACAATTGGCCCACTTGTTGGAATAGAGGGAGTAAAACCAGTTGATCCCGCGCTGAAACTATTGACAACGCCACCACCAATCGTACTAAAAACTGTCCAAGATCCGTTGTTGTACCCCTCGTAGGCCAACAAATCCACGTTGTATCGGATTTGTCCGTTTGATCCAAGAGGCTGCTGTGCGTTGGTTCCAACAGGAACGGTAACTGCACCAGTTCCGGGAAGTATTGGGTTGTCAGCAATTGCAATCGTTGGGTTGGCTAAAGCTCCGTTGCCGTCTGCAACAGAAATCTGATCCGATGTGCCAATAATGTTGCGCCCAGCAACGGCAGTGCCCGTAGAGTTAAGCGCAAGCATTCCCGTGCCGCTCAGGTCAGCAATGGATTGCGCCAGACCAGACAAAGCCAATGTAGGGTTTCCACTAACGCCATTTGCATTAGAAACACTCAATCCATTGCCAGAAACAACTATCGAGCGTGCAACGACCGTTGAACCAGAGGTCTTCACAATCAGGCCAGTGGAGGCTGTTTCCAAGCTGCCAGAAGCGCCATTGAGGCTTAATCGGTAGAAGGACTGTGCGCCGCCATCAGTAAGGCCCAAACCAGTGCCGGTGGAGAAGTACCTGCTGTTTGGCAGGGTTGGCTCTTGATTGATGGTCAGGAAGGTTTGAGTTTGGCTTGGAGAGGCCGCGATCGCAGCCGTGGTGGTTCGTACCGTTACCCCGTTCTGGACGATGGGGACGGCCTCAGTACCAGTAATAGCACCAGCGGCAGGCAATTGGGTAATAACAACTTGTGCGGACATTATGTACTCGTTGGTGGGTTGGGGGCTATGGTATCCAAATTCCCATTGTTTTGAGGCGTCTGGGTGTTGCCCTCGGTGGAGATTTGGAACTGGCTTGAACCATCAAGGTTTTGACTTCCCGTCATCAGGTAGTTGTCATTTGCCGCTATCGGCAGGTCTGGCCGAGGAAAGCGGATTGTGATGCGCTCGGTCTTGCGGGCGGCAAGCCTATAGGGATCAAGCTGGTCAGCGCATCCTTCATTGCACACCCGCAGGCCGGGGAAGTTTGGGTCGTTCCTCATAACCGCATGGGGGCGCTTCATCTTGCAACGGTCGCAAATTGCGATTGCAATGTCTGAATAACCGAGGGTGTCCAGAAAGACTGGCATGATTACCTCGTGTAAACGCTGATATTTGGCGCAAAGTAGATTGGAGACTTGTCGCGCTCTTCCTCTTCGGCTTGCGATAGGTACTTGGCAGCTTGCGCCTCAAGATAAACAACGCGGTTCAAGTCCACACCGGGCAATTCCAGCCCCATTTGGTGGGCCAGCATACTCACCACGGCCATGTACCAGCGCTGTGGCACCTCTAACTCGCCATACAGGTCACCAACGTCCATGATCTGACGCGAGTACCAAATGGTCATCTGGTAAAAAGCGTTTTGAGGCGTCGGCCACAGCACAATCTCGCTTTGAGGGATCGTGCGGTTGAACCAAAACTGGAACGGCTGGTTGGCTGTGAAGTTCTTGTTGGGCAGGTTGGTGTAGTCGTCGCGGTTTAAGCGCGACATGGTGATCTCGGTGGAGTTATTGCCCAAGTACCACTCACGCAAGCTCAATGTGGTGCCGTTGTAGGCTCGAATGCGGTAGTACGGCACAGTCTGGCCGTTATCAATGTCCGTCCAAACCCATTCATTGTTGGTCACCGTGATTGTGCCAAGGTCAACCAGCGTCTTCCAAGTGGTGTTGTCCTGAGAGTATTCGTAAATGATCGACCAAGTGCCCGATGCCGCAGGAAGAAAGCCAATTGATCCTATGAAAATGGGATTTGATGGGCCGTAATTGACCGCAATGTTGCCATTTGCCGATGTCTGGGTGCATATCGTGTCCACATCACCGTCATAGACGTTACCCAAGGTGCCGCCAGCAGAAGACGTATACGCGCCGCTTGGGCGCTCCATCCAGCGATACAAGGCGTTTAGAACGTCATTGCCGCCAACAGGCAGCAGGTATGTTGCTCGGTCAGGAGAGAAGCCGTAAACCTTCTTGTCGATGGCCCAATATTGGATGCCAATGTTGATCAGGTTGGACAGCAGGAAGAACAGCGACTCACGGGCCGACAGAACCTGCTCGGAAGTCAACTCCTCGGCCAGCTTGCCGCACCGACGAGCGCCGTGGTCAATCAGGGTTTGGACTGTGATTACCGTTGTCCCAACCGTTCCAGAGTAGGCCATGTGTTTTCCTTTACCAACCGGGACAATTCCATCGCTGCATTGAAGCCCTTGAACGGCTTCCCTTTTCGCTTTTCTCAGCTACTGGCCCCATTCGGGCGCAGAATGAATCGCGTCTTGAGCCACCCTTTGGCTGTGGCGCTTTAAGGTGAGATCCGGTCTCTCTATTGTATTTCTCTCGGCCTTTTTGCGTAAGCCCTGCACCACGGTCAACGGACAATTTTTCTCCGCGACCAACGGCAAGGCTTACATTCTTCTTGCTCATTTTACTTTGGCGGTCTTTGCAGACTGCTTGAAGTCTTGAGCAGTTGGCGCACCTTTGCTGCCAACTCGGCGCATCTTTTCGCCAGAGCCTTCGGCAATCCGCTCACGTTTTGCATTGATGTTGGCATACAGACCACCCCCTTTAAATTTTTTACCCTCGTCAGCATTGGCAAATTCTTTGCCGACTTTTGCGGGGATGCCGACCTTCTTGGCGAACGCAGGATTGTGCGCTACCGCCTCCATCAAACGATGTTGAGCAGGTGACTTGCTTGGCATGATCAACCTAACGGATTTACATAGTGTTTGACCATCTCCAGCACCACCGTGTAGGTGTCGCCAGCGCTTGCATCAAGCGTGGTGAACGTGATTGCGCCGTCAACACCAGTACCGGCGTTGTTGGTCAGGCCACCAATATTTTCAAAGTCTTGCTGGTATGAATTGTTCTGGGGGATCGTTTCGATGACCACAGGCGTGCTTGCCTTCCACTTCAACTGCACTTCCATGCCGTGAGTTAAAGCGGTGATTTTTGTGATCGTCACGCGATCGCAAGCGCCACCAGCATTGGATGAAGACAGCGTCGCAGGGTTGACTTTGACGACGTTGGTCTCACCAGTGCCATCGCTGGTGTTTGTGAATTTCATAATTGCCTTACGCTCACCATCAAAGAGCGTTTGGCTTCCAACTGCATCAGCCATAAAAATCTCCAAAGAAAGCAGGGGCCGAAGCCCCCACTTGTTTTCAACAGGCGCGTCCGCCTTTTTTCATTGGCGCAACAGTAACCGACTCTTTCGACTTGGTTACGCTTTTTGGGTTCACAAAACCACGGCCAGCACCAGCTTCCTTCTTGCCTGCAAACAGGCTGTCCATGAAACTATGCGCCTTCTTCGCAAACCCCATACCCATCGGAGGCTCATTGAGTGTGTCATCGTAGGCACCTTTTGACAGGTCTACATCACCACCATCTTTGAGCTTCATCTTGCTGGCAACCCGGCCACCACGCTTGTAGGTTCCAGCAAGTTCATTGATGGCTACAGGCTTGGAGGCGGGTTTACGGCCTTGTGGCATTGCCACGGCAGAACCAGTGCTATTAACACTGCCCCCCGTGGCGAAATGCTTTTTTGCTTCACCGCCTTTTTTGTAGCCGCCGCCATTTGACTTAGCAACGCCACCCGTTGCATATCCGCCTTGGCCTTCAACTACACCGCCAGTTGCAAAACCACCTTGGCCGTTTACAACGCCGCCAGTAGCCATCTTGCCGCCTTTTTTCAGCTTCAGATTGGTGCCCTTGCCGCCCTTATGCTCTTGCATATCGTGCTGCTTGAACGCCTTCTTGATCATGGCCTTGTCTTGGCCCATGTCAGCCTTGCCGCCTTCTTTCATGCGACTTGCTGCCATGCCAATAGGAGCCGCTGGGCCAGAACCCATCATCTTCATAGCGCGGCGACGAGCGGCCAACGAGGGGGCCAAGGGAGCTTTCGCACCCATTGGGCCGCCACGAGCAGGCATTGCAGGGGGCATTGCAGGAGGCATAGCGGCAGGAGGGGCCATCATCCCGCCATCAGCCTTCTTCACCATGCCGCCTTTTTTGAGCTTCAGTTCGACTGAAGGCTCAGTGGTCTCCATCTTCACCATCGGTTTAAATTGTCCCATGTCGCTCTCCTTTAGGCTTGAGTTACACCGAGAGCGCCAACGCGGGTAGCGTTAGGGCCGACAGCAATGGCTGGCAACAAAATTCCCATCGTTGTACGAACGATACCGTCCGATGCAGTTGCTGGGGTGTATGTACCACGAACGTCGCCAGTGGTGGTGGTTGCAGTCTGAGTTGCGGCGGCTACAAAAGTTCCAGTGTCTTGCGCAAGTGTGTTATTGCTCTTGACGCTTGCAATGTAGGAAAAATTGAACACGCGAACCGGCAGACCCAGAACATCGCTTGTGCCAACCACAACAGCAGTTGCAGAGCCAGCAATCGTCACGCCAGTGATTTGGTAGAACGCCTTCAAACCAGTCACGGCAGTAGCGGCAATTGCCACGGTGATAACTTCACTCATTGCCTGTCCGTAGTAGTCGTAACCACTGACAGTGAAAGCACGAGCAGTTGTTGAGCAGTTCACCTTGACAGCGCGAGGGCAGTCAAGTTGCAACACGGTAACGCCATCATTGCGAACAACAGACTTAACCGAAGTACCAGCGGTCAAAGTGACAGCACCAGCGGCGGCGGCAGTTTGCGATGCGGCAATGTTGTTGGTCACAGCGGCTTGAGGAACGATGTCCCAAACGTAGATGCGACCTAATGGGCCAACACCCAAGTCCATGGGAGAAGGGTTGTCAAGCGGCACATTCGTGTGCGCAGTAATTGTGGTGCTGGATGCGGTAGACGAGGCGCTTACTGTGTAAGTACCTGTGCCACCAGTACCAGTGCCAAATGCGGTAATGTAGCTACCGTCGGTCACACTAGCGCCGTCAATGTACATACCAAGCACGATTGGTGAGCCAGTCAACATTGCGGTGACGGTCAGCGTGGTTGTTGCAATTGAGCCAGTAAAGGTTGAGGTGTAGGGGCGCAGACCCGTGCCCATGTAAGTTTGGGCCGGGCCTAAGAATAGATCATCAGAATATTGAGGCATCGTCTTCTCCTTGAAAAGTTTGACGAGTTAAAAAACAAAAAGGGCTGGCTTTTTACACCAGCCCTTGGTACTTTACACGCCGGGTGTACCGTACATTGCACGCGGATCAGTGAATCCGGGGATGTAACGCTCTGTTGCCTTGTAGCGCATAGAGTCGGTCTCAAAATCACCTTCCATGGTTTTTTCGAGCTTACGACGCATCATGAGCTTCATGCCTTCAGGAGCATCAGTCTGCACAAAGAACGCGGTAGCGCTTGTCAAGCGGCTGATAACAGCAGCGCCTTCGTCCAGCAAGCCAATAGACTTGACAGGGTTCAGGTCGTTGTTTGCTGTACCAGAACGCAGGACGCTCTTCAACAGAACTTCGGCTTGGAAGACGTTACCGGGGGCCACCACCAATTGGCGGGGCACCAGACGAATCTTCTTGCCGTTGTTATCCACAGCTTGGCGGATCTGAATCAGCATCTGCTCCAGAGAAGTCTGGCTCAGATTAGCGGCGGTAGACAACTGGTTGCTGAACGTGCCGTTCACGATGGGATGGGATGTGTTAATCAAAGACACACCAT